AACCTGAAACTGAAGTAAGCGAACCTGAAACTGAAGTAAGCGAACCTGAAACTGAAGTAAGCGAACCTGAAACTGAAGTAAGCGAACCTGAAACTGAAGTAAGCGAACCTACTGTAAGTGAACCTGGAATTTCAAAAGACATTGTAGAAACTTTACCTAGTGTTGAAATTATAAAAACAGAGGATAAAATTGATTTAGATAAAAAAATAGATGAAGCTACTACATTATCACCAAGTGAATCAAAAGAGATTATTAAACAAATAGAATGTTTAGATGGGGATCAATTTGATACAAATGAAAATAGATGCTTACCTTGTTCACATTATCAATTAGTATGGGATTCTGAAAGTAAATTATGTAAACCAATGTTAAAAGACCAATTATTTAAAGAAAAAGAAAAGGAAATTTTATCAAGTAATATGGTATTACAAGGTTTAGATATTGTTGTCAATGATAAAAATAATATAATTGGTTATATTGAAAAATAATTTTTTTTTTTAAAACATTAATTTCTATATAAACTATAATAAGAATGGATTCATCATCTATTATAGATTATATCAAAAAAACATATCCTAAAATTGTTTTTCAACCATTTAAATTCCAACAAACACAAGCTCTAGCATTCATTTTATCAAATGATAATTTAGTAATAGGATTCATTAATAAAAACGGTGTATTATGTAAATTAATTGAACCAATTAATATAAAAGAATTATCATCAAATGATTTTAGAGGGATTGTTGAAAAACTCCCTATTGTCAAGGGATTTACAGATCAAGACAAACAAAAATTAATTAAATTGTTTGAAAAAAGAGAGGATACTATTTCTAAAAAAGAACATGAAAAAATAGTTGATGAATTGAAATCTTATATAAACAAAAAAGAAGAAGAATTATCTGAAACAGATAAATACAAGGCACTTTTTGATAGCAAATCAAATGAAATTATTTTAATAGAAAATAAATACGAAGAAAAAATTAAAGATATCAATGATCAATACAATCAAGTTATGTCAAAATTACAGGAATGTAGTAAACAAATAATTGATCAAAATGAAGCTATTTTAGAAGGGATTAATCAACATAAACAATCAGTTAAAGAATTTATAGAATCAAAAGATCTTAAAATTGAAGATTTGGAAAAAATACACAAACAAGACATTGAAGAAAAACGTAATCTACAAGAAAATTTAGACAATATATTAGGAAATGAAAAAAGATCATTAGAATTAATTGAAAGTAATAAAGATTTGATATCAGATTACGATGTAAAATTAAAAGAAAAAGTAGATGTTATAAATGATTTAGAATCATCTATAGAAAAAATACGTGCTGAATTAGATGATTCTAAAAAAGAACTAGACAAATCTGATTTACAAAATAAATTATTACAAGGTTATAAATCAAGATGTAGTGAAAAAATTATAAAGGAAAAATCAGATATTATTGATGCTATACAAAAATATAATGATATGTGGTTATCGTGGGTAGAAAAATCACGATTTGATATACAAGAACAAAAACGGAAATTAATAGAAGATTTTAAAAAAGCCAAGGATAATTTACAAAATACATTAGAATCTCAAATCCAAGAATCAAATATGTCTAGTAAAGAAGTTCAACTTTTAAAACAAAATATAAAAGATATAGAAATGTCTTTGAATAAAACTATAAACGAACAATTAATAGAATTATCTAAGAAAGAAGACGCGCTTAAAGAAAAAGAACAAGAGATTTCAAGTTTCTTATCTGAAAAATCACAACTAGAATCTACTTTATCTGAATTAAAAAATACATTTCAAGAAAAAGAAAAGTCATTCCAAGAAAAAGAAAAGTCATTCCAAGAACAAGAAAAATCATTTGAAGAAACAGAATCGAAATTAAATAACAAAATTTATAATTACGAATCAAATATTATTCCTAAATTAAAAAGTGATCTAGGTGAATTAAATATTTTGTTGGAAAAAAATAGAAATACACCAATTGAATCCAAAATAGATTATGATGATTGTTATAGTATAGTTTCTAATTTTGTTTCATTGAATAACATTTTTTATAGAAAACAAGAAATTATTAAAAAATTAGATGATATAATAAATAATAACTTGAGTTATTTCAGAAATTTAAACGAATCTACTAAAACATTAGTAACGAATGATTTTGAAAAAGTTAAAATGGAGATAAACAATCATATAAAATTTTTAAATTTACAAGATTATATAGATAGTCCAAATTTTGAATATTTGAAATCCAAGACAACACGTTCTAGAGTTCCAGATACATATTGTAATGATTTGAAAAATTTACTAGAATATTGGGAGGTTAATAAACTATTATATAGAAATCAAGATGCTCAGTTAACAAACATATATGAAAATTTATCAGGAGCAATTAGAACTTATATAAGAATAAAACCATTGATAAATAAAGAACGAGCAAAAAGTTCTATCGAAATTAAAACAATTGAAAAGAAAAAAATAAAGGGATTAACATTAAACTGTTCAAGTGTTCCTAATACAAAATATAAAGAAGCAGGTTATTTTGGTGAATTTTATGGTATATTTGAAGAAGATTTTACAAATTTAGATGTTTATACAGGACAAAGAGGTACTATAATACAAGATCCAAAATCATTAATTGTAAATATAAATGATATAATAGAATCGTCTGACACAATAAGTCCTGGTTTATACACTGCATTTAGACAAGTAGAGCAAGGATATTCTATTGTGTTATTTGGTTATGGTGTAAGTGGATCTGGTAAAACATTTTCATTAATCGGTTCAAAGGGTAATCCAGGTATTTTACATTATGGTTTAGCCAATTTAGAAAATGTTGCTAATATTCGGTTAAAATATGCATTTGAACAATATTATGACAAGATCAATTTCAATAATAGAAAAGTATCAGGGTTAATTCATAATTTAATTAATAAAATATCACAATTTAAAGATGTTTCCGTAGATGAAACAATTGTATTTGAAAAAAGAATACCAAATTATATAGATCTAAAATCATTAAAAATAGAAGATATATATTCCCTAACAGATATAATTGAAAAATACCGTATAGAAAAAAATCGTATAAAATCAACACCAAACAATCCTGTATCAAGTAGATCAGCATTATATCTTGTATTCGAAATCACTTTTAAAAATGGCCAACGAGGTTTTATAACAATCGTAGATATGGCTGGCAGAGAATCACCTATTGATATTTTTAACACATTTATAGATAAAAACAAAACATCATTGGCAAGTGTTATGGCACCACCACCAGTTGGTGGAGTTACTAATATACAAAAAAATATAAAAGAAGAATATAGATCAATATACACTCCAGAAACCATATTAAATATCTTAAACGAAGGATTTTATATAAATGAAAATATAAATCATCTAATTTATTATTTCAATATGAAAAACGGTGTAAAAATCCCAACTCCTAAACAAAAGTTAGACGAACGTTACAATGTTATATATAATGTTAAAAATTACTTTGTACAACCACAAGATGAAGAGAAAATGATCGATAATATAAACAATTCATTACAAATACCAATACTGAAATTTTTAGATAACTTACCATCTAAAAAAACCGATACACCCGATTCAGTATGGAAACCCACAAAATTTATTACATTGTGTTGTATAAGACAAGAAGCAGACTATTGTGACCAAACTATGGAAACAGTAGAATTTGCAAACAATATAAAAAGTACGTAATTTACATGAACATTTATATTTTATATTTTATATATTATTTTGTATTGTATTATTAATGTTATCTGAAACAACTAGACAACATTTAGAACGATTACATCGTATTCAAATATTGGGTATTGATTTGGACATATTATTTATGTTTATTATTAGTTACTACATAGCTAATACATATAAAAAGAGTTCTTTACAAGTTTTTATAATTATTTTAGTAATAAGCATAATAGTCCATAGAACATTTAGAATAAATACGAGAATAAACGAAATGATATTTGGCAAAGTATGATCTATGATCCAAGTTGACAACATTAAAGATTTATAATAAAATGAATAATACGTACAATTTCTTGTTACAAGTCGATTGTGTAAAATATAATTTGATGAAAATCATTGAAATTTACGTTGAAGAAAATGATAAAAACTACGATTTAGTTATAGGTCAAAATCAGAATGAAAATGATAAAATTATAAAAACAAGTTCACCAAATGATATATGGTTTCATTTAGACAAATTGAGTGGACCACATTTTGTTTTTAAAACACAAACTGATGAAATTCCAAAAAAATATTTAAATCAAATTGCTGTTTTATTCAGAGAATATAAAAATGGGTTACCTAATCGTTATACAGTTATATATACCTGTATAAAAAATGTCAAATTAACTAATACACCTGGTTTAGTTATTCCTTGTAAAACAAAATATATAAAATGTTAACGTGTTTAATCACAGTCGTAAAAAATTGAATTTTTTTTCTATTTCTTAGAAATTACCAATGTCTTGCAACGTATGTATTGAACCTTTTAACCGATCCAATCGTGTTATGCTCGCTTGTACTCACTGTGGCTTCGAAAGTTGCAAAGAATGTAATGAAACGTACTTGATGTCTTCTAAAGAACTATCTCATTGTATGAACTGTAAATCTGATTGGGATTACAGAACTTTATATAGTTTATTTACACACTCATTTCAAAAAAAATACAAAAAACATATTGAAAATATTTTATTCGACCGTGAACGCGCAATGTTACCAGCTACTCAACCCTTTGTTGAAGAAAAAAAGATGAAAAAATTAATCAATAACGAAATTAAAAAAATATCTGAAGAAATCGATAACTTAATAGATAACCCTGAGTACAATGTAAATAGTGTAAATTACAATGTAAATTACAATGTAAATTACAATGAAAACGAGGATGAAACCGCTTACAACAACTGGAAGTTCAACAATGAAAACGATTACGACAATTGGAAGTTCAACAATGAAAAACAAGATGATAAAACAATAGAAATTGTTAATCTAACAATAAGAAAATGGGAATTAGAACAGAAGCTAAAATCATTAAACATTGAAACACAGAATTTTATCAAAAAATGTACTGTTCAAAATTGTCCTGGATTCTTGAATTACGAATGGAAATGTGGTATGTGTAACAATGAAACTTGCAAAGATTGTCACGATGTATTACAGACTAATACAACTCACAAATGTAATCCTGAAAATGTTGAAACAGTAAAATTACTTTCAAAAGATTCCAAAGGTTGTCCTAAATGCGCAACGCCTATTTTTAAAATCGATGGATGTGACCAAATCTTTTGTACATTATGTCATACAGCTTTTAGTTGGAATACAGGAAAGATTGAATCAGGAGTTATTCATAATCCACATTTTATGGAATTACAAGAAAACCAAGAAAGAAATTTATTAGAAATTCGTTGTGGAAGAGAAATTGATCGTAACATTATTATTTACTTGTATAATCTAAGATTAAATCCACAGAACAACCCTATTTATTTAATAGCTGCAGCCACTTCGAATATAAGACGGATAGAGCTCCCTAAATATGCCAATGGAACAATCAATGATAACTTTGACTTGCGTTTCAAATTTTTAGAATCAACTATTACCGAAGAATCATTCAAATTAACTTTACACAAACGTCACAAAGAAAACTCTAAAAAACAAGAAATAGCACATGTACTTAACATGTACACAAACTGCGTAACCGAAATCATTTATAGATATATTGTTGAATTACAACAAAACAACAATAATGTAAACTACCGTGAAAATTTTAAAAGCATTGAAAAGAAACACTTGTATGAAATCTACAGTCTTATGGATTATACAAATTTAAATCTAATAGATTTGTCAAAAATTTACAAAACACGTTTATTAAAAATCGACGAATTTGGAAACTTTTATTAATTACAAATAAAAAAAATCAACTTACAAATAAAATTATCAACTTACAAATAAAATTATCAACTTACAAATAAAATTATCAACTTACAAATATAACCATCATATATTTATAAATTTTTTTTAAAATTACAATCTATACTTTTACCATTCCAATGAGCTCCAGGGTTTCCCAAATGGAAAACATACCCATTTAACATAATCTTTTTTTTAAATTTTTGTAGGAATACTAAATCGCACACTGATGCATTTTTACTAAATTCTGGATAATATATATTTTTGTTATAATATAATTGAAAAAACCCTACAAAATCAGATCTATATAATCTTTTTTTATATTTATTTAATAATTCTTCATCATTTAAGACATCATATCTTTTCACGCCATATAATGCATTTTCATTTAATTCAGTATCATTTAATATTGTATCCTTTAATATTGTATCCTTTAATATTGTAAATGTTTCTTCCATTAATACTATATCTACATCTAATAATAATATCCAATGATTGGGATATTTTTCATGTAAATATTTTTGCGCCATGAAAATTCCACCAGATTTATTAAATTTACATCCATTTTTATCAAAAAATTCATTATATTTTATAACATCTGCATTATATTCTTCACATAAAGTTTGTGTTTCAACATCATTATCACATGTTAAGACATAATATTTTTCAAAAAAATGTCTATTTTTATCGATTGTAATATTTAAATAATCACTCATATTAACACAAACAACCAATGGTATTATATTATTCATTTATATTAAGATATATATATATTTAAATACGATATAAAAAATAACTCATATTAATTCTTTCTCTATTAAACATATACAAATTCAAGATTTAATACACCATTTTCTATAGTGACTATATTATAAGATATAGCAAAAACATATAATTTCACTGATGGATTATTATTAGATAGTTTTAATGCCAATGTTATGTCATTAAACATTGACATATTTATTGATCCAGTTGGTTGGTTATCTTCTGGTCGTAAACAAAATGGCATTACATAAATATACTTCATAGGTATAACAGAATGTACATTATCTGGAAATATAGTTCTATAATAAAATTCTGGTAGTTTATCAAACCTATATTTACCATCTAATAACAAAGAAGCTTCTTGTATAAGAGGAGTTTCATCAGATGGATTGGAATAAGAAAAATAATTATTTGTATTTAAATTATTTGTATCAACTGCAAAGAAAATGAGTTCTTTACAAGGATAGTTGAATTTCAAATCACTGTTATAATTATTTGTTAAAGATTGAATCATTTCATCACCATTATACTGAACTTGTTCTATTAAAAATTGATGTTTCTGAAACTGAAATTGTTTCAAAATAACATCATCTAAAAATATATATTCAGCATACAATTCAGACCTTACAATATCAACTTCATTAGGTGGCGTTGATCCATCATAGTTAATACATTCTGAAAATGATCGTAGTTTAAAAACAACCTTGATATCTTGGTCAAAAATACTTAATAAAGGTAAAGCCATATTATACTTTTTTGTAAACCAAAAATCTAAAGGAATTACTAAATTAACCGCTTTTGAAGCATTTTGAAAGTTAGATACAAATGTATCAGATTTTAATATCATAAAGTTTTTACCCAAATCATTATTATTAGTCAATTCATCCCAGGCATCTAAAAATTGAGGATATAATCTATCTACAACCACACCACCTATTTGTAATTCGATTGGACCATCAAAAATACCATATCCTAATGTATCACTCCAACAAGCATATTTTCCGTCTGTCTTTTCTAATATTGGCAAACTTATATGTAAATGTAACTTTGATAATAAATGTCCACGTTTTGGAATTACACAACTTGATTTTTGAGAAAAATTGACACTTGTATTAAAATTTAATTTAGCTGTATCTGTTGCAAAATTAACATATCTATAATAGTTATATTTAAAGATATTTATCTGTGGATCCTGCGTTAAATAAACGTCTTGTGTACCAAGAGCCTGTAACTGAAAAATACTCGGTGACATCTATATTAATATCATCTAATAAAAAAAAAGCAGAATAAAAACAACATTTAAATAAAAATAACATTTAATTTCATATAACAAAAAAGATCACAAAAAGAATGGATAATACCATACTACAGAATAAAAACCCATATTACAGAATAAAAACTTAGATACAATTTAAGTTTACTTAAAAATAATTATATATAATTATATATAATTAAATGTTGAACATTTCAAGACTATGTGCTAAGAGATTAAACAAAGAAATTTCAATGTATAAAAAAGAAAATTTTAGTTTTCCAAATTTAATTTTAAGATACAATGACGATGACATTCTAACTTGGTATTTTATAGTTCACGATTTACAAGACACTGCATTTCAAGGTGGTGTTTATTTTGGTAAAATTATGTTACATTATGAGTATCCATTAAAACCACCCAATTTCATATTCTTAACACCAAATGGACGATTTGAAACAAATAAAAAAATTTGTACGACATTTTCTGCTTACCACGAAGAGACATATACAAGCACTTGGAATATTTTAACGATGATGGAAGGAATGATCTCATTTATGACAGATATTAATCCCGAAAAAGGAATCGGATATATTAATACTACAGATACTGAAAAGAATACTTTAGCAAACGACTCTTTATCGTGGAATAAAAATAATGAATTATTTAAAACTATTTTTAATGACGTAGATGATATTTTACAAAAATAGTTCGTTTATTCTTCTCGAATAGTTCGAAGACCAAAGTTTGGTTCATTTAATTTTTTTTTTAATTCAATTCTTAAAGAATCTTTGTTAATTGCATTTTTATTCGCAAATGGATTAGTTGGATTTATTGGACAAAATGTATTTTTAGCATACCCTTCATTTTTATTCTCAAATGGATTAATTGGATTTATCGGACAAAATGGATTTTTAGTATACCCTTCATTACCTAAACGTAATTCTGTAACTTTATTTATAATTGGTTCTAATTCAGTAACATACCAATTTGTTATAGTATCAGTCGTATTTGTCTCTAAACAACTAAAAAAATCGATAGAATCCGTTTTTAAATATTTACTTTTTACAGGAGACGACGAAACAGTAGACGACGAAACAGTAGACGAAACAGGGGACGACGAAACAGTAGATGAAGAACAAGATGAACTGTAATCATAATCTCTTGTTTTAGCATAATCTCTAATTCTTTTTTTATTTGTTGCATTTTTAATAGGGATTGTTTGTGTTCCAAAATGTAATGTATCTACATTTTGTGTCATTGTTTCTACATCTTGTTTTTCTGTAAAAACGCAAATTGGTATAAATGTCATTTCGTATAATACTTTCTTTTCTAGGTTACTAGAATTCCAAACCCATCCCTTTTCTAGAATTTCTTTTTCGCAAAAAACTTCACATGATTTATCGGATACAGTATATCTAATATCAACTACACTATCAGGATATTTTTTTCTATATTCTTGTTTTAACCATTCATAACACTTTATAAATCCATAATTAACATTTGATTCGTTAGTATAAATGTAATGTGTATTTTCTATAAAATCCTTTATATATATTAATTGTTCACTCATTATATAATAAGAATTATAAAATAAATTTACACATTTACCTAAATTACACAAACGAAACTTCAAAATTACATTACACTTGTAAATTGGTAAGAAAATACATTATAAAAAAATTGAAATTATATAACAATATAAAAAAATTACTTGGTATAATGTCTTTTAATAGATACATTCTTCAATTTACAAAAAACTCTTCTAACGAACAAACTCATTTATCATTTAATGGTGGTAAATACAATGTCCCTGATAACAACTTTGATGAATTTTATAAACGTTATTATAATGTAATTTCTGATAAAGATAATGAAGAAAGAGATTCTCTTTATCTTATTGAAAAGGTATACAATTCAACTTTTGCATTCTTTATTGATTTGGATGTACCAAAACGCTCTAGTTACAAACTTTCTGACGATGATGTATTAGACATTATCAATGCGAGTTGTACATCTATAAAAGAAATGTTTATGGAAAATGACAAATTGATGGAATTTATTATTTCCAAAAGAATTACTGCAAAAGGTTTTAATTACCATATTAATTTTTACAACTTGATTGTTAATAACGCAATTGCAAAAAATTTAATAACAAACATTTTGAAAAACCAAGATTTATTAAGTGAAGATTTAAAAAGTGCAATTGATGTTTCTGTATACAGAACAGGTTTACGTTTACTTGGTTCTAAGAAAGTTGAAAAAGGAATTAAAAATATGGATAATGAAAAAGACCACAATGGAGTGGATGTAGTTTATAAAATTTACGATATGGAGACCAAACTATTTATCGATTTAGAAGATACATCTTTTGAAAATTTTTCGAAAACTATCGTAAAAAGAAAATCTAATACAAAAATTAGTGAATTAAAAAATAAATCCGTTGTAACAGAAACAGAGAAACGAATTCCAGTAAAAGGTATTAACAATGACAAATTGCAAAATGAAGTAAAACAAATTTTGTTGGATTTAAAAAGTCAAAACCGATGTTTAGAAAATTTTGATGTAACTATTCAAAGAATTTATGCAAAACAAAACAAATTAGGTATTTTTTGTTATTACGTATCTATAAATGGAAAACATTGTCCTTTTAAACAACGCGAACACGAAAGAAACGTTAGTCCCATTTATTTTGAATTTAGTATTAATGGTATTTATATGAAATGTTATGATGAAGAATGTACAAGAAGAGTTTTTCCTGATTCAGGATTTAAATTACCAGAAGATTTTCAAGAGAAATATCCTGAATTGTATTTAAGTATGACTACAAAATATTGGCGTTCAGAAATAGAAATTACAGATGAAACAAGACAGTATTTAGAAGCTAGTTTAACTGGATCACATTATTCAATTGCCAAAGCAGTTTTTCAAATATACAAAAATAGATTTCGTGTAGATGATATAAGAAATACAGAATGGTATGAATTTGATGGTATTAGATGGAAAAAGAGTTATTTAATGAATATTTTAATTTCAGAAGAACTTCCTAAATATTATAGAAGTATTAAAATCAGCGATACATCATCACAAACTAAAAATTTACAAGATTATTTGGTGAATAATGAAAAAGTTGATGCTAATATGCGTAATCAAATGGTTGACAACATTATATCTAAATTAGAAAACGTTGCTTTTAAAGGTAATATTATATCACAAGTTATCTACTTATTTAAAACATACGATAACGAATTTTACACAAATTTAGATTCAACTCCAAATCTCTTAGGATTTAAAAATGGAGTATATGATTTTAAAGAAAAAACTTTCAGACAAGGTATACAAAATGATTATATAACATTCTCAACTGGGTATGATTTCCTTGAATATGACGAATCTTGTCCACATACACAAGATATTTATAAATTTCTCGGACAAATCATTCCAAACAAACGTGTACTAGATTATACTTTAAAAGTGTTGGGAAAAGCTCTTGTCGGTGTTCCTGATGAACGTTTTTATATCTGGACTGGGTTATCAGGTGCTAATGGTAAATCTACATTAGTAAATTTTTTGGAAAATACATTAGGTGATTATATGGTAGGTGTAGATGTCTCATTATTAACAAACAAAAGAGGAGGTTCCAGTAATGCATCACCAGATGTAGTCAGATTACGTGGAAAAAGAATTTTTACATTCCAAGAACCAGAACACGATGATAAACTTAGAACTGGTATTTTAAAACAATACACTGGTGGAGATACCATTATTGCTAGAGAATTATTTAAAGCACCTATTTCATTCAAATTACAAGGCACAATGATTATGTGTTGTAATGATTTACCTACCGTAACATCGATTGACGGCGGAACGTGGCGGAGGATCCGTGTGGTGGAGTTTAAGTCGAGATTTTGCGACAATCCAGTTAAAGAAAACGAATTTAAAATAGATCCATCTATTAAATACAAGATTAAATATTGGAGACCATACTTTATGAGTATTCTTATTCATTGGTACACACGATTCTTAGAAGAAGGTATGATAGAACCAGATGAAGTCAAGAAAGCTACAGACAAATACAAAGTTGAAAATGACAAGTTTAATGAATTCTTTGATCAAATATTGGAAGAATCTAAAGGCGATTTCGAATCAAACAAGAATATTTATAGCCACTTTTCCAATTGGTGGTCAAGTAATTATCCAAATTCAAGAGTACCAGATATCAAAGACCTTAGACGTGCTATGAAAATTAAATTCGGTAATGAAAAAGAAGCTATTATAAATGGTTGTATGAACTATGGTTTCAATATCAAAATCAAACAAACATTCAATGAAGATTTTGACAACCACTCAGAAGACTTGTAATTACACCTCCATCTATAAGTTTTTAATAAAAATATTAAATACACGTTTAATCAAAATATTACAATATGAATAAAATAATTGCTCCTAAATATATCAATTTCAAAGAATTAGTTAAAAATTCTAATACAACTCTATCTCTTAATCTTGAAACTAAAATGATTAACATTCTTAATACGGAATTTACAGAAGAAGAACAACAATGGTATATAGCGAATTTATATATCTATATGAATTACCATCCCACTACTGATTATCCGATTAATCTAGAAGATGTATTTAAAATGATTGGATTTGCGAATAAAGAAAATGCAAAAAGAACACTTAAAAATAATTTTACAGAAGGAGAAGACTATAAAAAGCTGCTCGTCCGTACGGACGAGCAGGTTCCTAATCTAAAAGATGGTAAAGATTTAGGTGGTGCAGGATTAAATAAAGAGACAGTGATGTTGAATGTAGATACATTTAAAAATTTATGTATGTTAACAAAAACAGAAAAGGGTAAACAAATACGTAAATATTATGTAAAATTAGAGAATATTTATAATAGGATAATTAAAGAAGAAATAGAAGAACAAAAAAGAATTACAAATCAAAAAGAACTAGAATATAAGGAACAACTTGAAGAAAAACAAAAAGAACTTGCAACTTTAAAAAAATTAAAAGTTAAAAGATGGTATAATCAAGAACCTGGTGATACTATTTATGCAATCAAGATTGTTATAGAAGAATATAAAAGCCTTACAATAGCATCAGATATATTAAAATTAGATCAAAGTACTATTAGAAACTATATAGAAGATAAATGATAGTTTTATTTTACAATACAAAAAAGATATCATAAATTAAAAAGTTGTATACTTATTATTTTTTTATACAATATAGTTAATGAACAACAATATTGATAATTTTATTAACATTGACGATATCAATTTTGATCACACGCAAAGTGAAGAAACCCAAAAAGATACCGAAATCCAAAAAGATACCGAAATCCAAAAAGATACAGAAATCACAGAAGATACGGAAAATAAAAAAGGCGAAAATAAAAAAGAAACTTTTATCTGGGAAGCAATTCATCCAAAGTGGGAGAAAAAGGTTTTATCCAAAAATTTTGTTATAAAAAATTGTTTAGCAGATGGTAATTGTCAATTTAGATCTATAGAAACTGCTTTAACAAATGCAGGTATTAAAACAAATCACGAACGTTTAAGAAAATCAATATGTAAGTACATTAATAATTTAGATAACAATGATTTTTTTATCATAATACAAAATTATAGACTAGAAAAACAAAATGGAGAATTCGAAGGAGATTGGGACCCATTTTCAATAAAAACAAAAAGAGATTTTACTAAAGAACTTCGAAAACCAGGTTTCCATTTCCAAGGTGACAACGTTACATTATCATTAATATCTAAATGTTTTGAAATAGATATAATAATATTAGATAGTGATTTGAATATCACTGATCTTAGTAACCCAGATCATCTATTTCCTAAAATAATAATCGTATTTTATGATAAACAAAATAAACATTATAGAACAATAGGTCTTAAATGTAAAAAAAAGATTGATACAATTTTTAAAAGGATGGATTTACCAGATGAATTAACAAGATTAATAGACAAAAATATTTTTTTCCTACATCATATACAAAATGTTTGTCTTAAAGAAATGAAATGTAAAAAACTAGAATTAAATAAAATTATCAAAAAGATAGAAGAAAAACTTGATACTAAAATATCATCAAATGATAAAAAATCTATCATGAAAATTATTAGAACTATCTTGGATAATGAAAATTACTTTAATAAAATAAAAAGTAAATGATCTCTTTAATTAGCGTATTGTCGATGAATAAAATCTAAATCACGTTTAGCTTTACGAGATGTTTCTGGATATCTTCGTTTATTATATATAACTAACACATTCAATCTTTTAATTATTTCAGAATACGTCGCTTGACCCTTACTTAATAAATTTTTAAGTATAGATCTTCTTTTTTTTTCAGGTAAATCTACATGATATTTTCCAAGAGCACCTTTGTGAATTATCGGAATTCTTACTTTTGATTTTGATCTTGTACGCTTTTTTCTAGTACTTCGCCTTTTAACGGTACTTCTTCGCTTAACGGTACTTCTTCGCTTAACGGTACCGGTACTTCGCCTTTTAACGGTACTTCTTCGCTTAACGGTACTTCTTCGCTTAACGGTACTTTGCTTTTTAGATTTTGTCACAGATTTCTTTTTCGAATATTTTGTCTTTTTCATTTATTTGTTATATTGTATATTAATAATTTTTTTTTTTATTATTGTGTTATTAATAATGAAGAATATTACAATTTGGCATTTTATAATTTTAGTAGCAATTTTTTTCGCGATGCAATATTTGCTTGTTAAACGTGAAAATTACGAATCTGTACAGGGTGGAAATAAAAAAACAGATAATAAATTATGTGGAGAAACATCTATAGATCAAGGATTTTTATATTATATGTTTAATTCTCCTAAAACTCCTGCTAGATAAATAACTGAAATAATTATACAATCTATAATTTATATGGCTACTAAAAAAGACTTTGAAATTTTTTTATACAAAAACAAAATTAATTCAAAAACATTAATTGATATTTTACCACAATTATCATCAAAAACAATATCGAATTTATATAACGATTTAGAACAGTTACGCATTAAAGTTGACGAATGTAAATCTAAAAATACAGATAAAAACACAGATAAACTTTGTATTTTCACAGATGGTGGTGCTTATCGTAATGGTAAACCAGATTGTAAAGCTGCATATTCTGTTCTGTTTACCGAAGAATCAGAATCTATTATGTACAAATTTAATACTACAAGAATGATAACAAAGGATCCATCAAATAATAAAGCCGAATTATCTGCCATAAAATATGTATATAAAATTATATATGAAAACGCTGATGTGTTTGAAAACAAAAAGATTGTTATATGTAGTGATAGTGAGTATTCGATTAATTGTATTACAAAATGGTCATCTAATTGGGTTAAAAACGAATGGAAAAATTCAAAAGGAGAATGCGTAAAAAACCAAGATATCATTAAAAAAATTCTAGATTATGAAAAAACAATAAGGGAATCGGGAAAAAATATAGAGATTGAATTCAAACACGTATTTTCACATACACAAGAACCAGATGATAAGAATTCACAGGCATACTTTTTATGGTATGGAAATAATTATGTTGATAAAAACATTGGAAAAATATTAAATATGAAATATTAAATAGGTTTAAACTAACGAATTTAAAAATAAAATTTATAATATTATAAATGTCTTATAAATTTGTTAACATTGTCGGTTATGGATATGTAGGTGGTGGAATCGGGCATCTTTGTAAAAGTAACAATGTGCCATTTTGTACATATGACGTTGTTGAAAAAGATGAGGAATTAGCTGTTAAAAATTTTTCTAATATCAATACATTGATTGATTTTTCAGAACAATCAAACGAACACAATGTTTATTTTATTTGCGTACCAACACCACCGAATAGTGACACAGGTGAATGCGATATTACAATTGTTGAACGTGTAATGGATGAATTATATGAGAAATCATCTAAATCAACATCTGTAATTATTAAATCAACTGTCAGACCAGGAACGTCTAGGATATTATCAGATAAATATGGTAAAAAATTAAATGTTGTATTCTGTCCTGAATTTTTAAAAGAAAAAACATTTAAAGAAGACATGTACAATGCAAGTTTTTGTTTACTTGGAACAAATTGTGATGAAAATATGAAAAACGAAGTTGGGGAAGTTATGAAACATTTGTATTCTCATAAAACAGTTGATATTATTTATAAAACTTATGAGGAATGCGAACTATTTAAATACACTATTAATGTTTTTCTTTCAGTTAAAGTATGGTTTTTTAATGAAATTGAAGAAGTATGTCAACGTTTTAATGTAAAATATGATGATCTTAAAGAACTATTTCATTTAGAGCCAAGAATTGGAGAATCACATATTGATGTACCTGGTCACGATGGGTCATATGGATTTGGTGGTAAATGTTTACCAAAAGAAACATTGGCATTAAAACATTTACAAGAAAGAGTTGGATTACCAAATACAGTACTTTGTGAAATTTTGAAAAGAAACGATTATTTTAGAAATAAATAAGATATATATACGTTAATTTAAACATAACATTATTAATTATATAATGAAAATTGATTATATAATGAAAGACGAATGTATAATGAAAGACGAATGTATAATGAAAGACGAATGTATAATGAAAGACGAATGTATAATGAAAGATGAATATATAATGAAAATTGAATCGTATGTTATACGTGATAATATATTAACACTACATTTTGATAAGGATTTTAAACAAATCCGTTATATAAAAATGGAATCTGATAATTTACTACACAATTCTAATAAAACATCAGATTCGTTAGATTGTGACGAAATGGAAATATCATATTCAAAAAGAAGAAAATGTCTCAATGTATGTCTTTCAAACAATTCAGATCAAGTCATCATTTTAATAACACAATTTGACAAACGACACACTTGTTATGGATATCATATTAAACGATTAGAAGGTGTAAATGATGTAAAAAATACAGATACACAGCAAGATTTGATGGCAAAAGGAATGATTTCTTTATTATCAGGTAATTTTAAACACGACAATACAGTTGATAACGTCAATACAGTTGATAACGTCAATACAGTTGATAATGTCAATACAGTTGATAACGTCGATCAAAATGCTTATATTTTTTCTATAAAAAATCAAAATATTTTTGCAAAAATTAAAAGGAAAAGTGCAAAGAATGGAGTTGCAACGTTTATGTAAAAGAATTAGCAATATGAATTCAAGTGTTGAAAGAGCTTATGTTAAAGATATTTCAACAATTATAGAGGATATATTTTTTGAGTATGATATTTTTTATAAAGATACAAATCAAAACGTTTCAAAAGAAATACTTTTACATAAATTCTTAAATATATTTGGCAATTCTGACGAAATCAAAATCTGCATAGGTATTTCACAAAATGGAAATAAATGTTGTAAACGTGCTCAAAACGAATCTGATTATTGTAAAACACATAAATATTTAGAATTTCGTCAAAAAACAAACGATAATTTTACATCACAAAATGACAATTTGTTCTTAATAGAAGATTCTATTAAAGATGTAGATAATATAAATACAAAAAATATGAAAAAACAATTAATCGATGGAACAATTTATTATACTGATTCGTCATTTGTATATGACATTGATAACCTTGAAAGAGTTGGTTACGTAGATAATGAAAAATGTATTTTAACCGACGATCCTTTTATATTATGTATGTAAAGGTATTTAAAGAATAAGATATTTAAACTATAAGGGTATATGTTGTTGTTACCGGTGGTATTATCGTTGTCAATATGTTATGGACATATTTCTATGATTTATCCTCCATCAAGAAGAAATCAATTAAGTAAATATTATGCTAATACAGGTTTAGTTAATTATAATTTACGTTCACCTTTGAATGTATCACCAGACTTTTTTAGTTTTCCTTGTAAAGGATTTCCAAAAGGTCCTGTTGTAGCGACATTTGAAAAGAATGAAATTACAATATCATTAGAAGGTACGGCTACACACGGTGGTGGACATTGTCAGTTTGGAATATCATACGATGATAAAAATTTTGTTGTTTTAAAAACAGTTTTAAACGATTGTTTGTTGGACACAATGTCTTATTCTTACGAAATACCTAAATACGCAAGAGGCGATAATATAACTGTTTTTTGGACTTGGATTAATAGAATAGGTAATAGAGAATATTATATGGAATGTGCTGATGTAAATGTAAAGACAAACGGTAAGATGACCAATATTCCAGGTAAAGAATTATTAATTGTAAATTTACCAGGATATCCTACAGTTCCAGAATGGCAAGTAAATTCACCTAGTTCAGTTGATGGAAGAGATCTATTAGCTTCTAGAAAAAATATTAATGTCAATTCTGATAAACATAATTCTGATAAACATATTATTAGTGAAAATCGACGTTTTATCAATCAAGATCAAAACCAAGAAAAAAGTAAAGATCAAGTAAATGAAAAAAGTCAAGATAAAGTAAATGAAAAAAGCCAAGATAAAGTAAATGAAAAATGTAGTTGTACTACAGGCGAAATGAAATGTGATGGAAATGGGTTTATTACTTGCACAAATAACAATTGGATATATAGAAACTGTTCATCGGGTACGAGTTGTAGATCATTAGAAAATAGTATAGTTTGTGATTTTGAATAAATATATTTGTGATTTTTTATTTTTTATTTTTAATAATATAAAAATAAAACATTCATTTTTTGAACTTTTATCAAGAGCAACAGTCCGATTAATTGGAGTATGCCAAACCACCCATTCCAGCCATAATTCTGAGAACGTTGTAGTTAACAGCAAAGATTTTCAAACTACCGGCAGCATCAACGTTAAGTTGAAGAGTGGCGTTGTCAATTCTAGACATGTTAACAGTTCCAGATGGTTGATGTTGTTCTGGGTTAAGAGCAAACGAATATACATAAACACCATCTGAAGGAATAGAAGTGTGATGTTGATATGGTTGAACCAAGTTAAAGTATTCTCCCTTTCTTTCAGAGAAACGATCTTGACCGTTAAGTTGCAATTTAGCACTGTCAATAGTCTTGTAAGTGGTTGGAGCAGCTGCAACTCCAGAATCTTGAACAACCCAAATAAGTTCTTTACAAGGATGATTCAAAGCAAGTTTGCTCTTGTAAGCACCACTAGGTACAGTTTCAGCACCAGTGAATTGCAATTGTTCAATGAGGTATTCGTGTTGAACTTGAGCAAATTGACGACGTTCGTCAGTATCAAGATAGATGTAATCAACATACAAACTAGCTTCGATATTTGGAGCAACTGGAGTACCAGAAGCTGCTACATACAAATTTTTATTAAATGATGCAAAAGTAATGTTAAATTTAACTTCGTGATATTGCAAGGCAATCAATGGCAAAGCAAGACCTGGATTTCTACAGAACCAAAATTGCAATGGAACATACATAGTATATTCTGGTGTATTTTTACCAGTATCAGGGTTTGTACCATCACCTGTCATTTCGATTGTATTACCAACCATCTTTTTGTAACCATCTTCTTTTTCAGATGTTTGAGTAAGATCATTCCAGATATTTAACCAAGTACCATAATGCTTATCAATTGTTTGACCACCAATTTCAATTGAAACTTCTTCAATCAAATTGTGACCAAGATATGGATGCCAAGCAAAATCGTTTTCACCATTATCTACAGCAGCAACTGTAGCTTGCAAATAGACCTTATGAATAAGATCACCATTTCTTGAAACAGTACATGAAACCTTTCTACCAAACCCAACAGTTCCGTTGAAGGTTTGTTCGATTGATTCAATAGCAAAGTTTGTGTGTCTACGATAGACAACTTTGAAAAAAGTAATTTGAGGATTACCTGTACATTTTTCCTCTACCTAGTCTTTCAACTAGGATTAGACTATATCTTAAGCAAATAGAATTTATTCTAATATCGAAAAAATTCTATTCACCCACTACCATTTAGTCGTTGAACTGAGGCCAATTTATAAATTTAATTTATAAATATTTAGATATATTTAGATAAATATACCCTTAGGCTTTGGCTGCTGATTGCCCAATCCATTTAGATTTTTACTACAGTTCTAAATCATATTTAATTTAGAACAGGTAATTTCATAGAAATTACTACCCAAGTTTAATCTTGGCCAAATAAAAGTTTCCTCTTATTTTTAGTACTAAAGGCTCTAAGGGGTTTCCAGCAATTTGATAGTGTCGCAAAAAAAGTTTGACCTTTTTTCACTAGTAGCTGTACAATAAATTAATCGAAAAGGGTGATGGCGGTGATTAATTAAGGAGTACTAACTGTTTTTATTATAACATATCCTCTTAGTTATAACAGGCTACTTTTCTACCCTACAGGTTTTTTAAGGTAAATATCTTGAGCGCCATAAGCGACTAATTGCATAAGTCCACCACCCATATTTTGTTTTTATAATATTCAAAAATAAAAAAAATTTCCGTAATTAACTTATTAATTGCATATTTAATTATTAATTAACGTTGCTACATACGATTCATCACATATTGTACATATTGTACATAACATACAATACGCAATACGTACATTAACTCAACTGTGCTTGGGATCGATACATCATATCAGCGAGATCACTACTTGCCCTTTGAATACTACCATCAGCGCCTCTCGCTGTAACATTAGGACCTACTGTAAATCCTGTACAATCAATGATCTCTTTAATTTTACCTGTGTTTCTCCAATCTGGATCCCAAGAACCTAATATATCTTCACTAGGATAGGATCTCAACTTCTTCTTACCATCGTATCTATATATGGTGCTACTGTTGCCACCTGTAGGAATATTACTAATACACTTAACATGACTTCCAGGATCAATACAATTACCCACATCCCAATTTCCATCTGTTTTGCATTTCGCCATTTGAATACCTCCTGTTGTACAAGCTCTCGTAATACTCGTATCAGGTGTCACAGGTGTATTAATACTCCAAGTTCCATCTGCTGTACATTTTGTTGTTGGTGAACTAGTTGTTGTTGGTGAACTAGTTGTTGTTGGTGAACTAGTTGTTGTTGGTGATCTAGTTGTTGGTGGTGATCTAGTTGTTGGTGGTGAACTAGTTGTTGTTGGCGGTCTAGTTGTTGTTGGTGCGGTTATTTCAGACGTTTCAGACGTCATTTCAGACGTTTCAGACGTTTCAGACGTCATTTCAGACGTTTCAGGTGTCTTTTTCTGTGTAAAATAAAATCCAACTCCACCTAAACCAGATAATAAAATACAACATATACAACTAATAATAATAATCACAATTTGTTTATTCATATATAATATATAAATAAAAATGTAATATAAATATAAATTTAATATAAATATAAATTTAATTTAAAAATTTATATTTGATGTCTTATTATTGTGTTCATATCATAACTACTGTTGCTAAAATTTGATTTTCCACGTTGACCATTCACCTTCATCCCTATTTGTCGTTCCAGTACCCCAACCCGCCGCACCCTTTAACCTAACATTTTGATCACTATCCTTTTTTAAGTAAATACCGATATCTTTATTTCTTGTAACTATATCAGCTACATCGACACAAATACTACCATCAGAATTACACAAACCTGCCCCAGGTGGTGTACGAAGTTTTGCACCATTGACAACGAGTCCTCCACCTAGTGTCATATTTCCACCTAGTGTCATATTTCCACTTGCGTCAACTTGTGCTATTATCTTCCACGGACCCCAAGTAGCTTCATCAGTCGCTCGTCTATAATACATATTTTCACCATATGCAATTTGTTCAATATTACCACCTGATGCGTCATTGTATTTTACAATAGTTTCAAGATAATTATAATCTAGTGTGGAAGGTGTTCCAATTATAGACCGTGTTTTAAATTCGTGGTATTTATTTACCCCTTTAGCTCTATAGAACGATGGGGGTGAATTAACAGATCTAGTATCATCAATTTGTACTTGATGAACACCAGGAATAGTAAATTTAGTATTATCATTAGAATTAAAAATTTTTTGCGCATATACACTATTTGCTATCATATTTCCAGTTGCTGTCATATTTCCAGTTGCTGTTATATTTCCGGTTGCTGTCATATTTCCAGTTGCTGTTATATTTCCATTTGCTGTCATATTTCCAACAACCAAATTTCCACTTGCGTCAACTTGTGCTATTATCTTCCACGGACCCCAAGTAGCTTCATTAGTCGATTGTCTATAATACATACTTTCACCATATGCAATTTGCTCAATATTACCACCTGATACGTCATTGTATTTTACAATAGTTTCAAGAAAATTATACTCTTGTGTGGAAGGTGTTCCAATTATAGACCGTGTTTTAAATTCGTGGTATTTATTTACCCCTTTAGCTCTATAGAACGATGGGGGTGAATTAACAGATCTAGTATCATCAATTTGTACTTGACCAGGAATAGTAAATTTAGTATTATCATTAGAATTAATAATTTTTTGCGCATATACATTTTTACCTGTTACATCTCCAGTTGCTACAATATCTCCAGTTGCTGAGATTTTTCCAGTTGCTAAAGTTTTTCCAGTTGGTACATTACATGTAGTTGCTGTAGTACCATCAGCACACCAAACTGTTCTTTCGATAAGTGCAGTTTTTACAGCATTGGCATCTCCAAGATTACCAGGATCTCCCTTTATTCTGGCTTTATAAGTAGCATTTGTTGTTAACAAATCAGCTAATGCTGTTTTAAATGCGTCTCTTCCTGCTACATCAGCTCCTAATAATGCTCTTGTGGTTGAATTCTCAGAAATTTGCCCACCTATAGTATTAGCTAATGTAGTATTTAGTGCTACTTGATTACTTAATTTAGTTAGAAATTCATTATTTGCTGCTAAATTAGTTGAAATAGCACCTAGATTACCAGTTTCAAATACGACATTTCCTGGAAGTCCTTGTGGTCCTTGTAGTCCTTGTGGCCCTTGTGATCCTTGTGGTCCTATGTCACCTTTATCTCCCTTTGGTCCTAGTGGTCCTGTGTCACCTTTTGGTCCTAGTGGTCCTGTGTCACCTTTTGGTCCTGTTGGTCCCAGTGGCCCTATCGGTCCTTCTGGTCCTTCTGGCCCTTCTATTGCTGATTGTCCTTGACCCATTTTTTTATATATAATACTTTAATAAAAAAAATATATGCATAAATGTAATATAAATATAAATTTATGTATATATTTATATTTGATGTCTATATCTTATTATATCTTATTATGAAACACCCGTCTTCCAGGTCTGAGTCTCATATCCATTCGTTCTAGGTGCCCAATATTTATGTGTATGATTGGCAATATTATCAGAAACCCAACCTCTCATAGTAGATCGATTGACCCATATATTACCATCTGCACCACTCATAATGAAATATGGTTGATCGGATTCGTTGGTAGCCCATTTATTATTTTTCCACTTTTTGAAAACTAAATTTCCTTCACTATCCTCTTCAATTCTCCAACTACCAATTTCTACAGGGTTAGCAAATTTTGTTTCTCCTCTGATATAATTGACGCTATTCTCAGCACCCAAATGTGTCCAAGTTCCATTGTCATTTTTAATATTAATTCCCTTATTCCATGCATCAAGCTCCCCATTTACATGTATAGAATTTATTACTGCAGTTTGAGGTACTCTTACCCTTCCAGTAGTCTGTAATCTTAAATCCCCAGTAGTAGCCTGTAATCTTAAATCCCCATCGTCATTTCTTATAGTAAATGTTTTTATCCCACCATCATCTGTTCTTGTATTGCCATTTTTAAATAAAACTCCCTTACCACCTACTTTCATTTCTGTATAACTTGCTTCATCAGGATTGTTGGCATATATATGTTTAAAAGTTGCACTATTATTACCTTCTACTTTAAAACATCCAGTATTAGCTTTATTACAAATAGTATCGGTATAAACAGCATTAGTTGCGTTAATATTACTTGCTGTAAGAGTTTTCACATTTACACCACCATCTGCGTACAATTTTACACCATTATCCCACAGCCATTCGGTTTTTGCTTCGTTTTGTGGAGCAATTTCTAACTGTCTATCAGCAGCTTTTCGTGGTCTATGGATAATCCACTTACTATTTGCACCTGACAACCATATATCATTAGCTACCGTTATATTTCCAGTTGCATTTACATCATATGTTGTCATATTTTTACCTGTTATATCTCCAGTTGCTGTCATATTTCCAGTTGCTGTAAAATTTTTACCTGTTACATCTCCAGTTGTTATTATATCTCCAGTTGCTGAGATTTTTCCAGTTGTTAAAGTTTTTCCAGTTGGTACATTACATGTAGTTGCTGTAGTACCATCAGCACACCAAACTGTTCTTTCGATAAGTGCAGTTTTTACAGCATTGGCATCTCCAAGATTACCAGGATCTCCCTTTATTCTGGCTTTATAAGTGGCATTTGTTGTTAACAAATTAGCTATTTCTGTTTTAAATTCAGGTCTTCCTGCTACATCAGCTCCTAATAATGCGTTTGTGGTTAGATTCCCAGTAATTTGCCCACCTATAGTCTTAGCTAACTCGGAATTTAGTGCTACTTTATCACTTAATCCAGTTAGAAATTCATTATCACTAGATAACGAAGTTGAAATAGCTGTGAGATCATTTGGATTAAATGCGATATTTCCAGGATCTCCTTTTGGCCCTTGTGATCCTTGTAGTCCTTGTAGTCCTTGTGGTCCTGTTGGTCCCAGTGGCCCTGTTGGTCCTGTTGGTCCTGCTGGTCCTGCTGGTCCTGTGTCACCTTTTGGTCCTGTTGGCCCCAATGGTCCTATTGGTCCTTTTTCACCTTGTGGTCCTTCTGGCCCTTCTGGTCCTTCTATTCCTGATTGTCCTTGACCCATTTTTTTATATATAATACTTTAATAAAAAAAATATATACAATTACAAAATTATAAAAATACAAAATACAAAATTATAAAAATACAAAATTATAAAAATACAAAATACCTTTATAAAAACTTTACTTTAACAGTCTTTTCTAAATAACCAATCAAAAAAACCACGTTTTATACTCTTTTCTAATACCATTTGTAAAGAACTACATTTATTAATTTTTTCCCAATCCGATTCACAATCATTGTTCGTCAATGGATTTTTTACTATATCTTTTTTCATCTTTTCATTTTTAATATACATATTCTCTCTACAATTTATAATATCTTTTACGTTGGCTATATCTTTGTTTACACAATCTACCATCGCGTTCAATTCAGTATCTTGTAAATATCGTTTTACATCGCTTATGTCACAACGGTCATTGTAATTTATACACAAGATCTTATACAAGATATCTTTGAAACAATCTTTTAAAACCATTCTTCTATTAATCTTCTTATTAAATATTTCCTGAATATTATTCAAATTATAAAAACGTTCTAAATCACTAATACTCTTTATATTTGAAAATGGTAACAAATTAAACATCAATTCATATATACATATTCCTAAACTCCAAATATCTGTTCGTTTATCGTATAAGAACTTGAAACGTTTTTTTTTCAACAAATTTATTTTATGTACCACATAACTTGTAATATTTTCCATTTCATTCATACTTTGTATTATTTCTGGAGACATATAATATGGTGTACCACATAATTTGTAATATTTTCTATGTAAAATATTCTTTTTATCAAATCGAGGTTCACTAGATAAATCATAACAAGCAAAACCAAAATCTGAAATTTTAAAATCAATTTTATTACCGTCATCTTTTATTAAAATATTATGTAATTTTATATCACGATGTATAATATTTTTACTATGAATATAATCCAAACCATCAACTGTTTGTTTTAAAAACTCGTAGAAAAAGGAATTAGTAAATCCACCACATTCATTTTTATATTTATTACCTATATTTCCTTTTAAAAAATCATACACGTCACCGCCATTACAATACTCCATCCTTAAATAATATATTCCATCGCGTTTTGTATATCCATAAAATTTAATAATATTTGGATGTTCCATATTAGATAAAATTTCAATCTCACTCTCTATTAATTCTTCTAAACGTTTAAAATAATACTCTTGTTCTGTGTTTACTAATTCGTCATTGTTAGTATATGGTGTGATATTTACATCAATGTTCTTTTTATCTTTTTTTTTATTAACACATCTAATTGTATTACCTGAACTTTTTGAAATATAACTTTTCACTAACCGGTTTATATTTATTTCCTTTATTATAAACAATTCATCCTCTTCTGTCATCAAAGGACTATCATACTTGCATAAATATACATTTGAAAAAGACCCCTTGCCTATATGACGAATTACTTCATAATCTTCAATAAAACTCATTCTAATATTATATATGAAAATAATTTCAAAATACGTCTTTAATTTATTTAAAATTCAATCTCAACTCGTATTCTATTTATTTCGTATATTTCATATATTACGACTATTTATTTTATTATATAATATTATAAACACAAAACCCGCGATAATGAGTTTAAACGCTATATACTATTATGATTACCTATTTGAGTTTTACACAAATGATATAACAGACCTTGATAAATTCAATACAATTTACAACCAATGTACTTTAGAAGATCCATCTGGAAATAGAAAGGTGTTAATTTATAACAAATATTTAGAAATTTTACAAATATTATCAAAAACACCTGGAATTCGTACATGTTCATCATTTGTTAATTATAACAATAAACGATACAAAGTAACTGTTCACAATATGTCTTGGTCCGGAAACACCACATAATTCTTTTTATTTTCATATACATAATTTTGTTTATTTTGTTTATTTTATTTATTTTGTTTATTTTATTTATTTATTTTATTGTACAATATTATAAACACGATAATGAGTTTGAATACAGCATTTGATTACGATTATATATTTGAGTTTTACACAAATGATATAACAGACCTTGATAAATTCGATACAATTTACAACCTATGTACTTTTGAAGATCCATCTGGAAATAGAAAGGCAATAGTTTATGACAAATGTTTACAAATATCACAAATCTTATCAATAACACCTGGAATTCATATTTTCGCATCATTTGTTAATTATAACAATAAACAATACAAAGTAATTGTTCACAATATGTCTTGGACTAGTGGTGAAACATATATACCAACTTAAACTACCAACTTAAACTACCAACTTAAACTACCAACTTAAACGTGTTGGTTAAATCCAATATTTATCATTGTCAATTTCTTGTTTTACGACAAAGTAACTGGAACAAGAATTATACCCCATATCTATCAATGATTGTATATCACTTTTTGATAAATCAAAATTTAATACATTTGTTACCTGATATGCACTTATATCAATAGTATGTTCAGTGTATTTATCAAATAAAGACGCTTGTTTTTCTTTGTTTATTAAAAAACAATTTATAATATTAAAGAGATAACTATCAAATGAATCAATCAAATTATCCTTACATATTTCTCTTTTTGATAATAATTTACAACCAAGTGTAGTACTTAAATTATTTTCATATATTTGTATCGGATAATTATTTATAATAGATCCATCAACGTAATACGTATTGTTATAATACTGTGAAGAAAAAACAAGAGGAATACATGTAGACATCCTAATTGCTTTTAAAACTTTTAAATTAGGTGTATTTATATAATCAAAAATAACCATACTATAAGTATTTATATCAGCTACAACAACACGGAAATTTATTCGAGTTTTTAACCATAATTCTCTCATAGTTGTATCTTTGGAAAACCCCTTTTTTACTAATAATCCTGTTAACCAATCAATCATTTTATTTCCATTATCCAATCCGTATTTTGATATAAAATTACTTATTTTAAATTTTTGTAAATTTAAAAAATCTACATCTATAACTTCTTTATACAACTCATCGTAAGTATAACCTATAATGTATAGTAAACCAAATAAACTACCAACTGATACACCACATAGTTCTTTTATATCAAATGTTACTTTGTCACTCTTTGATAATTCTTCAAAATACTTTACAACACCTACATACGCAATACCCCTCATTCCACCACCACTAAATAATAATGTATCTATTTTCTTCTTCATAGTAGTTTATAGTTTATAATATGCATACTAGTTTATAATATAAATTATTCATATAATAAACAAAATTCATATAAATTATTCTTGTTTTCTTGTTTTAATAAACAATTTGTATAAATTATTCTCGTTTTCTTGTTTTAATAAACAATTTGTATAAATTATTCTTGTATTCTTGTATTCTTGTTTAATATTTGTTTTATACAATACTTCTTTTGTGAAAAATCTTCGTCATTCATATAAATAGTCAAGTAATGATCTAATATATCATCACTCTTTTGTTTATACATGTACATAAAATAATCTAAAAAATAATTTACACAGATTGGTTTACTAAAATAAAAACAGAATTTACGAAATTCATTAGTTATATCAAATAATACAAGGTCATTTTCATCTATTATACCAGCAAATACAATTTTATTTTTATATGAAATTATATTCTTTTTATTTTTGTTAAATTTAACTAGATCATTATACAAACCACGATTTGTATCTGATACAAACGCCATTGTATATTCCTTTTCATCTTGTACAATTTTGTATTCAGTATAAATATTTTCATTTATAGTTTCACAAAAAATTTTCTCAACACTATCTTTAATAGGATTAAAACATAACCCACTCACATACGTTTTTAATTTATACAAGTTAAAACATAACCAAATAGCATTTAATAAGATAAATCTTCTATATACATATATTAATGGAAATGCAAAACTAAAAATACAAATACACACGTAAAACATCTTATTTAAAAACTATATTATTATAATTTTAAATGGATTTCTTTCAATTTTTAAAAAAGTCAAAACAATCAACAGATCAAGACGCCGAAAACAATACTGAAAACAATACTGAAAACAATACTGAAAACAATACTGAAAACAAAAACTTGGAGGAAAAAGTGTATAAAAAAACAGAATCGAAATACATTAACAAAAAAGAAATTAATTTTAGCGAGGCAAAAGATGAAACTGGTCACGTATTATATAAAAATGTAAAAAAGGGAAATATGGTTAGAATTATATATAATGAAAATAGTATTTTAAATTTGTATAAGGGATATATTGGTGAGATAAGAGATTATAAGAATGAACAGGATTTTGCTATTGTATTTTTGCACGGAATAACTAGTCAGACATTTATTAAATGTCCATTACAACATTTCATCTTATTATAATAGGTCATCGTATGTGATTAATGTAGTATTGGTGATTAAATTTTTGAGAGTTTCATTTACCTTTTGCATTTGTTCTAACTTTGACGTTTTTTTTTCTGATTCTATTTGATTTTTTCTTATAGAATATGTAAATTTATTAACAGAGTATAGAGATTTCTTTACACTAGGATTTTTATTTAGTAAAGTTATAAACACATCTTTAAATGTACATCCATTTGACAAATAAATAAACCATACATCGTATGTACACTTTAATTTTAATTTTTTGAACATTATATTAAAAATTAATAAACCACGTTTAATAGTATCTGTTTCAAATTCGTTTAAAAGATTGTTTTCCAGATTATACTTTATGATTTTATTTATATTATAATTTTTTTCATATACTTTTACATTCAATTCGATAGATCTTTCTACGAAATCCGTCTCGTATGTGTCATCAAAATCTAAATAATAATATATATCTAAAGGTTTCATTATAATTTATACTGTATTTTAACCATAATTTTTCAACTTTTTATAATTTTAACAAACTTTTTTTATTTGTATATATAAGATGACAAATAAAAAGATTGATTATACAAAATATCATTCTACATCCGGATTATCAACGAAATCGTGGGGTCCAAATGGTTGGTATTTTTTATTTTCTTGTATAATGGGAGGGTATCCTATTAAAATAGATAAAAGTAATGGTGATCACGTACATATAAAAAGGCATTTTAAGAATATGTTATTAAGTTTAGGTTATACTATGCCTTGTATTTATTGCAGAGAATCATTTAAAAAATTTTGCAAAGAACTCCCCATAGAATCAGCTTTATCAGGTAGAATTGAATTAATGCGTTGGTTATACGATATTAGAAATAAAGTCAATCAAAAGTTGATAGCACAGGAGAAAAAATGCTACAATGATGAAAAAAAAAGATTAAAAAAGATATACCATTCTGGTTCAAAAACAAATGGTTCACAGGAAAACTATTACGATTCCTTAAAACAATTTAAAGAAAAAACTTTTGTTACAAAAGTTTCACCTAGTTTTCAAGAAGTATTAGATACATACGAAAGTATAAGAGCTGTTTGTTCTAATAAATCAAAAACTTGCGCTCTAAAAGTAGAAGCAAATTAGTTTAATGATACTTATTACTCAATAATTTTGAGTAATAATTTAAAGTAATAATTTAAAGTAAGGTTTTTAATTATTTAATTGATAGGTCATGATCATCAAAAACGTTTAATGAATATTTAATTTTAGTTGATTCTGATTTATTTAATTCTTCAGCTTGTTTATTATAAGCTTTTGCTGCATCTATTTCATTATTAAAACTTCCACAATTAATTACTTTGCGATTATGTTTAATATATGCTCTAAATTTTCCATTATCATTTCTAATAGAAACACCTACAAATCTACTATATTTTTTTACTTTATTAATTTCTAAATCATTAATATGATTTTTTTCTTGTATTATAAAATTTTCTTGTATTATAAAATTTTCTATATCATTTAGTTTATACTTAGTTCCAAAATTATTATTAAAAAATAATGCTTGTTCATTATATACTTTAGCACATTCTATGTCACTCGTATTTTTAATTAATTTATAACTTTTACGTTTATATTGAATACTAGCTTCAAATATTTGTTTAGATTTTACAAAATATACTCCATTAAAATTACTAGATTTACTTTGAAATCTTTTTTCACGATATTCTTTAACCATATCTTTTGGCTTAGGGATATAATTTTCTATTTCATTTAATCTATATTTAATTTCTAACGTTTCATTTAGATAACTTGCATAATCATTATACACTATTGCCGCTTCTAATTCTGTATCGTAATAACCTAAAAAAACTGTATTATTATCTTTAGTTAATCGCGAGACCCATTTATTTTGTTTAATATACCAAGAAACACCATTGTAATTACTAATTTTGTTATATTTATCAGGTTTTTCAAATATTATTTCTTTTAAAGGTATTTGTAATTTATCTGGTAAATTTACAGCATAATTTTTAAATGATATATAATCTATAAAACTACATTTATCAATTAATTCAACACCATTCTTAATAATATCAATCGCATAATTTAATTCTAAATCGTTAGTAAAAAAGAACCATTCAGCTCTTTTTTTAATACGAAATGGTTCTAATAATATATGAATTATTTTTTCAGCGTATTTCATATTGTTTGATTTAAACATTGTTAACATTTTTAAAGATCTATTACTAGAACTTACATTTAATGCTGATAATCTCCCATCAGGATTTTCTGATAACCCTATTTTATAAGATCCTATACTTGATGTATCTTTAATTAAATATATATATCCTGGTTTAACGGAAAACCCTTCTGTCTCTGGCCTATTTTCTAACAATTCTATTTTTTTTTGTTGTTTTTCTATTTGTTTTTCTTTCTCTTCTATTTGTCTCTTTAATTCTGCTGATTCATTAAAGATTATGTCATCTAATATATTTCCTGCCCATTTTCTAAATTTTTTAGCTATTTCTTTTTTAGAGTTATAAAGTAATCGATAAACACCTTGACTTGTTAAAAATGTAGTATCTTGTTCACATCCTCGGAGGTCGTAAGCTTTCCTTACGACCTGTTCATCTTCATCGTAATTTTGAATAGATACTCTAATATTTGTTAAATTTAACGCCTTTCCTATATCTGATGCTTTGAAACAATAAACCTTTTTATTATTAATATCTTCGTACAATATTGCTATAGGGTTATTTTCAAATGCTTTAATTATACAATTATTATCCGTTTTGATTTCTTCATTCATTTTTCGATGTCGTAAAGTGTTTATATCCTCATATAAGAATTTGTTTTTAAATAAAAAAACTTAATAAATGTATTTTACATAATCATTCAACGTTTACCATCATATTTACGGGTTTTACACTTTTATTTTTGTTATAATCTAAATTAAAATCTTTTTAATTGTTGTTTAATTAAAAAGATATATCTTATCTTCGTTTTTAGTAATATTTTTTATACACCAATTTCAAAGAATCTTCTCATTTGAGCTGGACTTTGTTCAAAACTGCTTTGATTCCAAGGTCCAACACTTTCTTTTGGGATAGGTGGAAGCGATCGGATATCGTGATATGGAATCTTGTTAGATTGCATTACAGTATTAATACCAACGTGATATCCACTAATTAAAAAGTTTTGTTCTTTTAAAAGTTTAGTAACTGGATTTTCCTTAGAAAATTCGTTTTCGGCCTTATAATCAGGTAGTAAATCACTTGGTTTAATTTCATCATCCTTAGCAACAATAGCATCTACTTGTTTTTGTTGTTGGATTTCTTTTACAGGTGCTTGTTCCATTTGAACAATGTCACCTTGAGAAACGTTTTCAAGATATTCTGGAACTAAATAATTTTCCATTGATTCGTTTTTGGTTTTAGTATAAGTTATAACTAAGTAAAAGGCAACAAGAATTAAGGCAATCTTGATCATATCATTTGATTGAATAAACTTTATAATATTAGCAATCATTGTTTTTTAATATAGTATAATAAAATAAATTTAAATTTTACAATTAAAAAAAATTTTCGAGTACAATTTAAAAAAAAATTCAAGTACAATTTAAAATTTAAAAACATAAGGAAATTAGTTTTAAATGATTGAATATGATGAAAATGACATATCCTCATCCGACTATGATGAAATAGACAATTTTTTAGACAATTATTCAGATAGTATATATTTGTTATATGAAGAAATAAAGTCTAATTTTGAATCAAATTCCCCATTTTTTCTATGTAAAATGCGTTTTTACCATATAACAACTTTTTTAATTGATATACTATTTAAATCAGAATCAGAATCAAAATTAAATGATGAAAGAAACCCTTTTAGTTTAATAAACGATTTCAATAATTATTACAAAAATGAAATATCTTATTCATTTAACATTATATATGCTTATATTAAGAAACATTTTAAATATACTATACGTATAGAATATTGGATATTTTTTTGTTATAATCTTTCAGATATTGGTGAAATCCAAAAAGTGCGATAAACATTTATAACTCTAACTACCTGTAATATTTTACCTTTACCTTACACAACACAAAAAATATATAATAATGTTGTTAATTTTCAATTCTCATTTTTAGATTTATTTTATTTCGTTTCCATTTTTGTGTCTTAATTGTTTCTTTGGTATTCCAGATATAGCATTAATTGACATAAGTGCAGTGTCTCCCATATCAGCCTGTACTTTTTTAGACTCGAAAAACGGTAACCATTTTTCTTTTTGTTCTTTTGAAAATTTATTTTCTAAAAACCATTTTATATACTGAATTGATAACCATTTTCTTTGAGCATATTTACCTTTTAATTTACATTCAATAACTGGACCTGTATAGGCACGTAATTTCTGTGATGCTCTAACGAATCTTATAGTGACATTTGTTTCTTTATATAATTCAACAAGTTTACCATAAAGTACGTGACTAACAAATGACATTTTACTATTACATTTAGGTTGTAATTCTATAAGTATACTATTTAATTCTTTAAAAACAGGATTCTCATCATATAATTCTTGGATTTTTTGAATAAAAACTTTTGCTATATCTTGTAAAAGATACGTATCTACATTTTTCTTTTTAAAATCATTACTCTTTGTTGCTTTTATATCCTTTGGAAAATGTGTTTTACACGTATATACAAATGTTTCTTCGCATTTATGTTTCATATTACATTTTCTACCACATATTTTTCCATTTTTTAATTCGCTTTCACAATGATAATCATCACTATCTAATACATCATACACATCCCATAGTAAAATTTCATAATTACTATTCATAATACAAAGAGACAAATTTCTTAAACCAGGATCAATACACAATGTAATCATATTATATATATTACGTATTATGTATTATGATAATAATTTCAAATAACTAACACATTTTCCTATACAAATAATAAAATAAGGTATTGATAACGTCAATTGTAGTTTATATATTAAGTCAATTGACAATTGTAGTTTATATATTAAGTCAATTGACAATTGTAGTTTATATATTAAGTCAATTGTCAATTGTAGTTTATATATTAAGTCAATTGACAATTGTAGTTTATATATTTACTGATCTTTCGTATTTTTTAATATATTATTTACAATTTTTGAAACATTTTTCACACAATAATTTAATCCAGATTTATATAATGTTAGGGGTTTATACGAATAACAATATACAACTTTGTTCTTATTAAAACTTACGCGTTTATTTTTTGAATAAGCTAAATCTAAATCTTTTTTATCATCAAATTCCTTTAAACATTCGTTTTTAACTTGTGTTATTACAATATATTCTCTCATCGTATTCTTCTATATTTTATTGGAGTATTTTATATTTTCGTTTGTAACACGTTTAAAAAACGAAAAAAAATTGAACGTATATTTTTAAGAATGAAATGTTGATTAACGAATTTGAAAAATTATCTCTTAAAAAGTTTAAAATAAAAAGTATTATGCCGGATGCTACTATACTATGTTTAGGTAAGAGGCGGAGTGGAAAATCATGGCTTGTTAGAGATATATTTTTCCATCACAAGGATATACCATCAGGAATTGTATTTTCAGGAACAGAAGAGGCATCACCTTTTTTTGGAGATTTTATACCTGATAGTTTTATACATTCAGAATATAATCCTGAACTAATAGATAGTATTATGATTCGTCAAAAGAAAAAAATAAGAGAAACAAAAGCAAAAGGCATATCTGAAACTGGAAAACATCCTAGTAATAATTTATTTATAGTATTAGATGATATGTTACACGATGCACAAAACTGGAAAAAAGAAAAAACAATTAAAAGTATTTTCTTCAATGGTAGACATTATAACTTTCTTTTTATATTAACTATGCAATATCCTTTAGGTATTACTCCCGAATTAAGAAGTAATATTGATTATGTATTTATATTCAACGAACCAAGTGTAAAAAATAGAAAAAAAATATACGACGACTACGCTGGAATGTTGCCCTCGTTTGATCACTTTTGCAATATCCTGGATGCGTGTACTCAAAATCACGAGTGTCTGGTTATAAAAACATCAGGAAATAGTAGTGATCTAAGAGACCAAGTTTTCTGGTATAAAGCAGAATATCACAACAACTTTAGAGCAGGACATCCTAAATTTTGGAATTTTCATAGCAAAAATTATAATGATAATTATGAAGAGGATGATGATAAAGATCAAGAACACTTGGATAAATTAAAACGTAAATTTGCAAAAACCAAGAAATTAAAAGTTATCGTTTCAAGACAAGGTGATATAGTAGGTTACAAAGAAAACGATGATTAATGACTTACATTACAATGATACATATGACATAAGAATCCGAATAAAAATTTTGTTCAAAAGCTTATTTAAAAATAAAAATATTATAATATTAATCAAAATATTACAATATGACACAATTGATTAAACCTAAGGCTATTAACTTTAACGAATTAGTTAAAAATTCTAACACAACTCTATCTCTCAATCTTGAATCTAAAATGATTAATGTTCTTAATACAGAATTTACAGAGGAAGAACAACAATGGTATATAGCGAATCTATATATTTATATGAATTACCATCCAACAAATGACTATCCAATTAACTTGGAAAATGTCTTTCATATGATAGGATTTGCGAATAAGGGAAATGCGATGAAAACAATTAAGAATAATTTTACATTAGATGAAGACTACAAGTTGTTAATTATCCCTAGGGAAAAAAAACAAAATGCAGGTAGAAGTGAACATGAAATTATGTTAAATATAGATACTTTTAAAAATTTATGTATGTTGGCAAAGACAGAAAAAGGTAAAGAAATTAGAAAATATTATGTAAAATTAGAAAATATTTATAATCAAATAATTAAAGACGAAATAGAAAATAAAGATAAATTACTAGAAGAAAAAGAACAACTATTAATTGAACAAGAAAAACTTATTAATGAATTAGAACTCAAACCAGAAACCGAAGGATTTAGCAGTAGAGTACCTGGTGAAATTTATTGTATACGAGATAAAACAAAACCAGGACATATGAAAATCGGAATAGCGGATAAAACTATAACAAGAGTAGATCAATTAAATGTAGGTTCTAGCACTCACTCTTTAGAAATGTATTCTAAATTCGAAACATTTGATAGGAATTTAACAGAAAAATTAATACATCATTCTTTACATCCATTTAGAATCAAAAATAGAAAAGAGTGGTTTTATTTCGGAAATGATATTGAATTAGCTTATGCAATCAATACTATTAAAAAGTCATTAGAATATACTAAACAATTTGATATTAAAAATCACACTCATTTTAAAGAAATAACAGTAAATTTAAATGTTAATATGGAATTAATTAAACCAAACGTCCTTGATAATATACAAAAAAATGAAGAAAACAAAGTGAAAGAACACGTTGAAAAAATACGAAAAACAAATAAAAATAGCATACAACAAAGTGGTGCTCAAACAGGAAATTTTAAAGGAGCGTGCTGGGTCAAGGATAAAAATATGTGGAAGTCTCAGATACGGAATAATCAAAAAAATTTCCATCTTGGATATTTTACTGACGAAATAGATGCTGCAAAAATATATAACGATTATGCTTTATATCTAAATGAAAACGAAAATACAAACTTTTTGTTAAACGATATACCTGGGTATAAAACAGTAGCAAGAAATATACCAGAAGAAAACAAACGAGAAATTACAGAAAAGAAAACTTCCAAGTATATAGGTGTGAGTTATGATTCTAAACGAAAAGTCTATGTCGCTGGTATTAAACTAGCTGGTAAAACTTATAATTTAGGAAATAATCAACAAGAAGTCGAATGTGCAAAATTATATAATCAACAGGCTCTATTCTTTAATAACACTTTGAATACAAAATATACATTAAACGACATCTCTAATTATCTAACTATACCAAATGATATTCGTTCAGAATTACTTAAAAAAAAAGAAGATGAAAAATCTAGTAAATACATTGGTGTAAGTTTTAATAAAACTAACAAATGGAATAGTTATTATATGTTGAATAGAAAAAAAATTAATATTGGAACTTTTAATACAGAATTAGAAGCTTGTAAAGCATATAATAATACAATTATTGAATTAAACAAGAATGGATGTAACTATAAAATCAATATCATAGACTAACACAGGTGATTTTTAAGTGTTTTAATTAATTTACATTAATTAAAAAATATTGTTATAATATAAGAGAACATGAAATCTAAACCTGGAGCAATTTTTGTAAGTATTGCAAGTTACAGAGATGATGTATGTAGTACTACATTAGATTCATTATATACTATGGCTGACAAACCAGATAGAGTATATGTTGGAATATGTCAACAAAATAAAAATGAAGAAGATGATGATATAGATTGTGTAACAAAAGGTTACCAAGATCATCCCAGAGTAAGAATAATAAGAATTCCACATTTTGACGCAAAAGGTCCTACTCACGCAAGATATTTATGTAGTACATTATGGAATGGGGAGGAATATTTTTTACAAATAGATAGTCATAGTAAATTCGTAAAGGGTTGGGATACATTATGTATAGGTATGTTATCGAATATTAAAAATAAAGGATTATCAAAAAAACCTGTCTTGAGTCATTATCCAAAAGAAATAAGCACATACGATGAACATAACTACGGTACAAAAAACAATGTTACAAGAATATGCAAATCATTTTTTAACGATAGAGGAATGATATCATTTATGGGCTCAGAAGAAATGAATAGTAATAATATACCGTATATGACACCATATATTGCCGGTGGTATGTTATTTTGCGAATCTTATTTTTTAAAAGAATTGCCATTTGATCCTAATTTGCCATTTTTATTTGTCGGAGAAGAAATATTACATAGCATAAGATTTTATACACATGGTTGGGACATTTTCACACCTACTGAAAATATCATATTTCACGAATATACAAGAAAAGATAAACCTAAAATATGGACAGATAATCCATACTATTCAGATATTCCAGCATTTGATAAAGTAAAGTATTATTTGAAATTAGTAGTAAATAACGACAAAGATTTTAATGACAAAGATTTTAAAGACAAAGATTTTAAAGATAAAGTAGTAAATTATTTACAATTTAATTTAGACAAATACGGTTTAGGCAAAACAAGAACATTAGAGGATTACTATAATTTTGCAGGAATAGATATAATAAATAAAAAAGTATATAAAAATTTTTGTAAAGAAAATAATATTGCCACAGAAAACGATATTTTAATGAGTAACGAAATTAATCATAAAAAAAACAACACTGAAATTATACCTAATTCACCAGAAATTATACCTAATTCACCAGAAAATATACCTAATTCATTAAAAAATATATTAATATTAATATTGGCATCAGGAATCATATCATTGATAATTTACTACATATTACATTTTATAGTTAATTATTAAATGGATTCCGACTTACTCGAGGAATTATACATTATTCAGAATAACAATATTAATACTATATTTGTGTAAAAATTTTTCGAACCGTCTTATTTGTTTTTCTAATATGAAAAGATCTAACCAAGAACTACCATATTTATAATCTTCATTTACTGATTTTAATATATACGTTTTGTACTTTTCAACTTTCCTAAAGGTCTTTTTATCTAAATTAGATATTTGATGCTCGTATTTATCTAAACATCCTAAATCAATATGATTTATATTTATCATCCTTTCCATATATAATAATTCAATTTTATATAATAATTCAATTTTATATATAATTATATTAAATTGTACACTTTTAAATTCTATACTTATTAAATCAAACCAGAATTTTTCAAATAATTCCAAGTTTTTCCACCTATTTTAATTCTTCTTTTAGTTGATGGATTAATCATCCATATTTCATTCAATTGTTCCACCAACTCATTTTCTTCCAATTCAGTCCTACACATTGGACACAAACGGTTATTTGTTTCAATATGTTTTTCTAAACAATTTTTATGAAAAAGATGTTTACAATTTTTTAATCTAAACAAATTACCTCGATCTCCATTTGGTTCAATCGCATTTTCGTTTGGTTCAATTGCATTTTCGTTTGGTTCAATCGCATTTTCGTTTGGTTCAATTGTATCATAACATATACAACAGTCATATTCTGTATTCATAAAATCATTAAATGAGATTTGTGTATCGTCATCTGATTTAAAATTTTCTGTGAAATCAATGTAATTATAATAGTTTTGCAATGTAAGTGATAATCTTTCATAATCTACTAAAAATCTTTCAATTTCAAAACATCTTGTATTGTAATAGGCATATGGATATATTACAGATGAATTTCTTAAATCACTAAAAATTTCATCTATATTCGTAAGCATATACGTATGTATAAAATTAATAAACGTTTCATCCTTTTCATTTTGCAAATATCTTATTAAACAAGATACCCAACTCTGATACAAAACATAAACCGTATAACTTTGATCATCTCTATCACCTGGTTCATACATATAAGGATTATTATCTAAAAAAGAATGAAATGTTAACAATATGGTTTCAATACCCATACTAGATGTCCACTTTTCAAATATGTTATCACCCCAAGTATTTAAAATAGTAGCACAACATTTACCATTTTCATACATATTAGGGTGAATTCTAACACAATCGTAATTTACAAAAGTAACTTGTGGTGGTGAATGAGGATAATTATCAGGTATTGTGAAATCCAATCTTATAAACTTATGTCTATATACACTATCATGTGGAGCTTTAATTATAGCATATAATTTATTTATATTTGCTTCATCATATCGAATCAAGTAATCGTTTTCTAATAATTCTCTTTGTGATTGTTGTAAATATAGTCTTTGAATTTCTTTTAAAAATCTTTTATTTGCAGTCATTAACTTTAATAAAATAATAAATATATGATTAATAATCAATTATTTTATTCAAGTTAATTATTTTATTCAAGTTAATTATTTTATTCAAGTTAAACAACTGTTTCTTTGAATTTCTTTTTAATGATTGATTTTTCTTGGATCAGGCATATATATTATATTATCTTTTAATTGAACACTCCAAGATAATTTGTTTGTCGTATTTACCAACGTAATATAATCAGGATAAGATACTTTCATTAAAAGACCACCTGTTCTAAATTGTTTAGTTTTAACATTGTAATACCTAATCCACGTTTTAAAAATAGGCAATTGCTGTAATATCTCTTTTTCATTCATTGTTTTTAATGGTATATAATTAACTAGTTTTTTCAATATGTCATTTATTGTAAATTTTTCCTGTTTACTACCATTTGTGTAATGAGTGTTTACAATACTAGTAAACATTTCATTACCTTTTTGTTTACGAGTTGGAATTGACGATGTTACATCTTCTGTATCAGAATAATATTCATCATAATCACTTGACGCAATTGTCGCAGTTGTCGTAGCTGTATCTTGTTTTTCGATAATAAATTTTCTAGACTTCATCTATTATTATTAATATATATTAATTGTTTATCAATTTTTATTATTTATTATTTATTATATACTATTAATAAATGTTATTTTATATATACAACATAATTTACGATTTAACATCTACTCTAATTTACAATAAACCAAATGTAACAGAAATCATACCAGGATTATGGTTAGGAAATTACCAATCAGCTATAGATATAGACTTTCTTAAAAAAAATGATATAAATTTTATATTGAATTGTACATCAAACACATCATTTTTTAATGAAATACATTCAAAAAAATCATTGTCAAAATTACAAGACATTGAAATATATAGAATACCAGTTAACGATAGTCTTTTAGAGAGAGATTTTATACTAATGGAAAAATATTTAAAAATAATTTTACCAATGTTAGTTAAAAAATACATAGATAAAAAAAATATTCTAATTCATTGTCAAGCTGGAAAACAAAGAAGTGCAATTGTAGTAGCTGCTTTATTGAAACAATTACTTGATAAAAATCACATCAGTATAGATTCTAATGGGTGCTTCAAGGGACCCAGTCAGGTTCCCCCATTACCAAAAAATATCTCAAAAGAGAAACAATATAAATTAATTTATGATTATCTTTTATCAAAACGTTCTCAAGTTTTTACATACGGATTGAGAATTAATTTTGACCCAACATATAGACGCTTTTTTAATTTTTAATTGTAATTTTTTATTCTTACTTATTTGTAATGCAAAATGTAGTAGAACGTTATAAAAAATTACAAGATTGGCAACAAACTTATAAACAACTTCACCAATTAAAATATCAAGATATTTATAAAACTCCACAATCATTTTTTAAAAAGAAACAGATATCTCGAGGTACAGAAGGAGTTGTTTATAAAACACAATTTGATTATAAAATTAAATCAAGTCTTGTAAAAAAAACAAATACATTGAAAACTTTGTTCAACGATCATTTTATAATCAAAGCTTTGTATCTAAAAAGAATAAAGGATAGAAAAAGTATAGATAAAAGTATATTATACACGCAACCAGATAAAATTAAAAAGATATTCTATAGCAAAGATGGTTTTAATAAACCTAGTTTAATAGAACTGATATCTCTTCAATTAACTAATCAACTAGTTTTACAAAAAATATGCCCACATTATATTTTAAACTACGATTGGGATTACACCAAAAATGTTATAAGACAATATAATGAATACGCAACATCTGATAATTTTTATAATTGGGCCAAACAGAATCATAGCGACGAATTGTGGTTGAACGCATTGTTTCAAATTATGATAAGTGTTTTAGCAATAAAAAGATATTTTAATATGATACATACGGATTTACATTTAAAGAATATTTTAATACATAAAGTCAAACCTGGTGGATATTGGACATATACAATAAACGATCGAAAGTATTATTTACCTAATCTTGGATACATTTTTCTATTATCGGACTTTGGATACGCCTGGATTCCTCAAAAATTAGGAGTACCTTTCCATTATAAAAATATAATGGAACACACTACTACAAATGGTAGAAACATATATGATATTATTATATTAATTAAATCATTAAAAAACATTGGTACTGTCCCGAAAAGTATTATTAATATATTAGAACGAACATTTCCTAAAACCGAATTTATAATATTCACAAAAGAGTATTATGAAAAAATAGTAAATGAACTTGGTAAAAATCAAACTACAGCACAAAAGTCAAATGTCGAACAAAAGTCAAATGTCGAACAAAAGTCAAATGTCGAACAAATGCATAAATATATAATAGAAAACTATAAAGCCTTGACGCAAAAAAAACCAAATCTATCAAAAAAAATAAAAACGATGTTTCATAATATATACCAAACGAAACCTATAAAACAAAAACATATAGAATCTTATTCTCTAGACAAATCATTCCGATCATCAAAATTACATAAACAATTTCGTAATTTAGTAAAATAAAAGAGACACTTTAATTAAAATTCCAATCTGTACAATCATTACAATTAGACTCGATTGTACAATTAGGCATATCATTTTCGAATTTTGGAATTATATTTTTTACAATATATTCTATTCTGTGACTAAATATAGATTCACTGTAACCTAATTTTGTCTTTGAATCATACAAACACGTATAACCAGTATGACACATTGTATTAATATTATACCCAAATAAAGAACATGTTCTACCACAATTTCCCATAAAAATTGGATCAGCTGTATGACCAAAATGATAAAAATTGTTATTCTGTTTAATGTTGTATGCTAATTTTATATAATGCAAATCACCTGGTGTTTCAAAACTTGCACCAGTTTTATTATATAACAGAGCAGCTATACTCGCTAACATTCCTCCTAAAGAATGTCCTGTAAAGTAAATTTTTGACTCGTTAAAATTAATTTCCGTTTTTACTCGATCAATAATTTTACTAATATCATTTATATAATTATTTTCATCTCTTACACTCGTTTTATAACAATCACTACAACAACTATATATTTCCGTATTATTACACGTTTTACAATTTTCAAACAAACTATTTTGTTTATAAAAACAACATGAAAAAAACAAATTATCATTGTATTTATCATTTACAGAACTAGATAACATACACATATTTTTGTGATTTTGCGAATTATAAGACATTTCATTTAATTTATTATTATTATTTGTCCAATACGTACTCGTACCTTTAAAAGCAATTACAGTATTCGTTTTTTCATTGTTCGTAAATAAATACGCCCTTATTGTGTCATTTGATACACTCACATCAATAACATTGTTTAATGTAGTATTTAACCAATTTTTATGATTTATATCATAATATACATTATAAGACATTTTTGCAAGATCAGATACAGTATTGTAATCCATATTTATAAAATTTGCTATTACACTGGTCACAAAATATAATAACTTATACATTTATTAATTAAATATTAAAATTATATTAATTAATAAACTTACACACAGTAGTTTTTTACAAAAGAGTAGCTGTTTCAATTAAACTAGAACTCGTAATTAACACTTCAATTGATGACGTTTCTGTTACAGTTGCAGTTGCAACCTCTGTTACAGTAGTTTCAGGACAAGGAGTTTCAGTAGGAATTTCAGTTGGAATTTCAGTTGGAATTTCAGTTGGAATTTCTATTGTGATATCTCTACTATTAATTGGTCCAGTTTCTTCAGGACAAGGAGTTTCAGTAGGAGTTTCAATTAGAATTTCAGTTGGAATTTCAGTTGGAATTTCTATTGTGATATCTCTACTATTAATTGGTCCAGTTTCTTCAGGACAAGGAGTTTCAGTTGGAATTTCAATTGGAGTTTCAGTAGGAATTTCAATTGTAATATCTCTACTATTAATTGGTTCAGTTTCTTCAGGACAAGGAGTTTCAGTAGGAGTTTCAGTAGGAATTTCTATTGTAATATCTCTGTCATTAATTGGAGCAGTACAAGATTCTGTAACAAATAAAATATCTGTAACTGTGTCTGTAATTGTAGCTGTGTCTGTAATTGTAGCTGTGTCTGTAATTGTAGCTGTGTCTGTAATTGTAGCTGTATCTGTAATTGTGTCTGTAATTGTGTCTGTAATTGTATCTGTAATTGTATTTTTAATATTTTTTGTTATAGTAGTAGTAATAATAGTATTAAAACAAGTTGGTGTTGGTAAAGTAATGTCTCTAGTTTTTGGAACAATAGAAGTTACAATATTATGTTTACAATTGTTATTTTTATCGCACGCATTCACTAATGTTAAAATACTCAAAATCTTCCACATTTCTTAATTACGAATAATAAAATGTTACTTTTAAATACCATTTTCAGTTTTTTTTTATTGTAATTTTATTGTAATTTTATTGTAATTTTATTATATTAAAATGTTTTAAGATGCAAATATATATTGTCTAATTTACGATTAATGTATTTATTGTCAATTATTTGTTTACCCGTTTTCGTAAATTCAAAGCGATTACCACCGATATAACAAATACTCCATCCATCAGACGCGGCATTGAGTATAAATAAATATTTTGTTAAAAAATTTACTAATATATTGCGATGATTCATATATTTTTACTATTAAAAAAAATACAATATTCAACCGTCAACGCATTTAAAAACATATATTATATACTGATATTATGATTATATGAGAAAAAAGAAAGATTCACACGGTGTCCCTGCTTTTTCTAAAAAGTACAATGGTACAAAACAGAAATCAAAAAGTCATCATTCTATAATGCATAAACATGAGAGTAAATTGTTAGATTTTAAAAAACAAAGTGATCAAGTTAAGAATATAGATAATAAGATTAGAAATATTGAGGCTTTGTTAAAAAAAACAAACAATACAAAAAAGAAAAGCAATGAAAAAATTGAAGAGGATATAGCTTTTTTAAGATTAAACAAGTTTAAACTAGAAGATTTGAAAAAAGAAAGGGCGAAAATTATTTCAGGCAAGGAAGAGCTCGATTATTTACTAGAATCTTCTTCTATTATAATGGAGTACATGGAACTTGAAGAACGAGAACATTATTTTTTAAACATCAAGGATTTAACACCAGAACAAAACACCGAATTAAATGATCTATACACTAAAAAAAACGAATTGGTTGATTCGTATTTATATAAATTTGAACCAGATTATATGAATCAAAAAAGAGAATTTAAAAAAGATTCGGTCCAATGTTCAGAGTGCGGAACATCACTTGTTACAGAACATAGTTTTTTAGTATGTCCTTCTTGTGGAAAATGTGCACATACTGTAGAACAAGCCACAGATCTATCATACAAAGAACTCCAAGATTTTGATTATAGACCACAATTTACCTATGATAAGAAAACTCATTTATTGGATTGGTTAAGGCGTTTCCAATCAAAAGAGAATCGTGGTATTCCACAAGAGATTTTAGACAAAGTGTTATTAGAAGCGAACAAAGAAAGAATTCAGGATTTAAATACACTTACAGAGGACAAAATTAAAAAGTATCTTAAAAAACTCAATCTTAATGATTATTATGATAATGTAATTGGTATTATTAATCGTCTCAATGGAAGACCACCATTTACATTAACACCAGAAGTAGAAGAAAAGATAAAGGTAATGTTTCAACAAATTCAAGATCCATATGAAAATTTTAAACCAAAAGGTAGAAAGAATTTCTTATCATATAGTTATACACTTCATAAATTTTTCCAGATAATTGGGTTACACGAATTTGCAAAATATTTTCCTTTACTTAAAAGCACTGATAAACTACGTCAACAAGACGATATTTTCAAGAAAATAGTTGGATATATGTCACAAAATGACCCAACGACAAAATGGGTATTTTATCCAAGTATCTAAAGAATACGTTTTTTTTAAAATATAGATTAGAATTGTTATAAAAATTGTTATAAGAATTGTTATAAGAATTGTTATAAGAATTATAACCAAAGAAATCTAATAAACAATCTATTAAATTTTTCTTTTTGATTATCATTTAATTCTCTCAGTTTGATTTCTTTTATTAAAGATTTTATCTTTGTATCTGTTTTACCGTGTGGTGATTTTGTAAATTGAGTAATTGTTTTAGAAAATTCATTTAATAAAAAAGTAATAGGTTTATTTTTATATATAGATAAACTTGTCATTATTTATATATAGTAAATAAAATTATTATATACAATACTTGTAAAAATACATACTCTTTTAAACTCGACATCAATCTCTTGAACTAAATTATTGTTTTATTAATTTAGTTTTTTGATTTCGTATTTTAGAATTGAGTTTCTTGTTATTAGTATATTATTAATCTTCTGTATTTTTCTTTTTAAATTTTTTAAGAACTTTACTGAAAGGATTTTTTCTTGTTTTCGTACTACTAATACTTTCAACTATACTTTGCGTTTCATCTAAAATCGAACTTTCATATTTTTTATCATCTCGAAAATTGATTGATATATCATCTGAAAATTGTACCTCTTCTTCTTTTTGAATAAATTCTTTTATATTTTCTACCATAGTTTTATCGTCATTGGTATCATATTTTGATAAATCCATATTTACATCCATATTTACATCGTCTTTGATGTCGTCTTTTAATAAATCGACAACTTCACTGTTATTTACTATATATTCGACTTTAGTATCGTCTTTTAATAAATCGACAACTTCACTGTTATTTACTATATATTCGACTTGCGTATCGTCTTTTAATAAATCGACTTGCGTATCGTCTTTTAATAAATCGACTTGCGTATCGTCTTTTAATAAATCGACTTGCGTATCGTCTTTTAATAAATCGACTTTGGTATCGTCTTTTAATAAATCGACTTTGGTATCGTCTTTTAATAAATCGACTTTGGTATCGTCTTTTAATAAATTGACGCTAACATCGCCTTTTGACAAATTGATGTTAATATAGTCTTTTAAAAAATTGACGTTAACATCGTCTTTTAACAAATTGACGCTAACATCGTCTTTTAACAAATTGACTTTGGTATCGTCTTTTAATAAATCGACGTTTTCACTGTTATTTACTATATATTCGACTTTTAACTGGTCTTCCTTCAATGTATCATTTGGAATTTCATTATCGCTCAATGAGCGTGATTTTATTATTGGGATTTCAGCTTGGTCAGGCGAGTCACTTTTTTTAAGAGTTTCTGTTTTAGGGTTTTTTTTTATAGATACTAAAGATTGATTATTTAAAATATCAACATTTAATTTTTCAAGTATTTTTATTGGTTGATCATTAAATATCTTATTTACGGTATCATTTATGATATTATTTGATAATTTTTTAGTAGAATCTTTTATAGACAAAGAGTTTAAAAGAGTATTGGTTAAATTTCCTGTAGATATACCAGTCTGTTTATCCGATTGACGATCTAACAATGCATTCGATTCATTTGCAGTTTTACTTTTTTTTATTTTATTATTTATTTCATTTGCAGTTTTACTTTTGCTTTTTGAATCATTTATTTTAGTCGTTATATCAGTTGATTGAAAACTTATATCTGATTTATTTACAGCATCATCTCTTTTATTGCTAGATCGTCCGCGTCCCTAATGATGTCTTCGATGACCGTGGTGGTGATGATTGTTTTTCAATTCAAAGTATAAACTTTTATTTTCTGTTGCACGTAAAACATCACGTAATCTATCACTTTCTTGTGATCGTAAAACTTCTTTGATATTAGATTCAGATGAGTGTATTTTGTCTTTTAGATCACTGTATTCAAATGCCATTTGTTTAGCTAAATCGGCCTTGTTTTTCAATGCTTCCATTTGGATAGCTGATGTATTATCACTTGCTTGTTTAGCAAGAATTGCGTATTGATTTGTTCCAGATAAAATTGTTTCAGCTTTTCCTTGGTATACATCTTTTGTAATATTTGCAAAGTTTGACCAATTATTATCACTATTCGATTTGAGATATGTGATAAGTTCGTTTGTATTTTTTTGAGCTTCAATACGCCCTAAAGTTACTGCATCAGTGACACTATTTTGACTTCTATATATATTTTGATCTATATTCATAGCAGTTCTGTAAACGTTATCATCAATCTTAGCACCTGTACGTTCTGTAGCCAAAAGATTCTCAGCAGTACCTGCTTTTATATAATCATTTGTTACAGCATTTGTGCGAAATACAGTATCTTTAATATCAGCAGCACCTGATTTTATATAATCATTTGTTATAGCGCTTGTGCGGAATACAGTATCTTTAGAGTCAGCAGTGCCTTGTTTTACAGATTCGCTTAACATATTATGATTTCTATGTTGACGATTCTCATTTGCATATTGCGAGCGTTCTTGAGCGTTTAGTATATCTTGTGTTTGTAAATATTGGGATTTTAATCCTTCAACATTTTGATGACTTTGTGTATTGAATAAATCCTTATCTACACCATCTATCTTTCCAGATAAAAATTGTGTTTGTTCATAAGTAGCTTTTAATTGAGTTGGGTCCATTTATAACTTTTGTTATAATATGTATAAAGAAAATAATTTTTCGTAAATTTCGCACAAAATAAACATTTTATTTAAAAACAATATTTTATACATATACTATTTAATATACATTTTATCTTTTTGGTGTTTTTAGTGTTTTTATGTAAAATTAAACGATAAATATGCGTATCGATATTTATTTTTTTTTATTTATCTATATTAACTATTATAAACAAGTAAGATGGATAATGAAAATTACATTTCACCAAATAAAATTACTAAACAATATGACATAACTTCTGGTACCCTAAGAAGATGGGCTGAAGCAGGGAAAATCAGATGCTTAAGACCAAATGGTGGAAAAAGAATTTACAATATAGAAGATATTAAAAGGATTTTCAATAAAGAAAATAATAAAGACGAAAATAACAAAGACGAAAAAACAGGTAAAAACGAAAACAATGAAGAAAAGAAAAATGGAAATGATATTCAAAATATCTTAAGCAAATTAAAAGAAAACATTCAAAACAATGAAAGTATCGATTCATTTGATTTTATCACAAATGAACTTAGTGTTATAACTGAATTAATCAATCACATAAAGGAAAACAAAAATTAAATTAACAAATTTAAATTAATATAATAATTACATTAATTTAAGATAATTGTATTAGCTATTTTTGTATTAGCTATTTTTGTATTAGCTATTTTTGTATTAGCTATAAACTAACTTACCATTTTTATTCGATCTGTATAGTACAACTAGTTTTTTATATTCACTAATTACTTATTTTATATTCACTAATTACTTATTTTATATTCACTAATTACTTATACTCATAAAATTATAAATATACGGCATTGTATCTGTTCTGCAGACTACACATTTTGTTTTACCAGATATAGAATACAATCTTGCCCAACACATTGAATGTACAGAATTTTTACATTCCTTTTTACAACAAATTGTCATATCATACCTGTAGTCTATATTTTCAAAACATATAGGGCAATTTTCATTTCTTCCATTATTAACGATTATATTTTCTTCTTCAATCCAGTATTCTGTTATAATTTTATTATATGTGTATATATCCCAATTATCTATATCTATTTCATTAAATTTTTTAGATCCTAACCAAAAAATATGTTTACAAATTCTATTTCGCATAGTATAATCAGGACAAGTACATGTACAATTTACTACTTCTTCTTCTATCCAAACTTGAATTGTATAAATTTTATCAGTAGAACCTAATATTGTGAAATTTATTCCATATATATACACGTCTTGAATTAATCTAACATCAATTAATAATATTCTTTCTGTTAAACTTTTCAACTTTCTTTTGTTATCTTCACAAATTGCAACTGCGAGGTCATTGTCACACATTAAATTATGTTAACATAAAAAATAATTTAGTTTTTTACTTGTTACTTGTTTTTTAATGATTTTTACTGTTTTTTAATTATTACATCTAAATCACTTATAGTATTATTAATAATACTGTGTATATTACTAACTTCATCTATTAACTTTCTAATTTCATCTTCTAACGTCAATTGATGCTTAATTAATTCATTTTCGAAATAAATAGAATCAAGTTTTTTATCCATAGAGATTATCAATTTACAATTGTCTTCTGTAAAAATTTGAAACAAATCGGACAATGTTACCAATTTATTTTCAATTGACTTATTTATAGTACTATATGAATTTAAAATTTCATACAACTCACTTTCCTTATCTTTTTCGATACCAGACATTGATAAATTAGAAATAATAGTTTGTAAATTTAACATTATATCATCTTTATATTTATCAAACGTATCATTGAATACAACAATAGTATTTTTTACCAATTCTTTTTTAACAATGTCTGTTTCTTCAAACCTTTTTAATAAACTTGTATTTAATTCCAAAAACTTTTCTTCTAAATATTCGTGTAACTGTTTATAAACTAAAGATTCACGAGATTTACAATCACAACAACCTTCTACAAACTTTGAATTCATATTTGTTGTAATAATATCAATTTTATTCTGCAAACCTAATAAAGAATTTAATAAATCAGCATTACTAACCTTCTTAAACATTTGTTTATACTAAAGTTACTAAAGTTATTTTATTACATAAATTAACGTAAATCACAGGTTTTCTATTTAAAAACATTTGCGTTAAATAGAATATAATAATTTATTAGTTAGTATAATAATGCCAGAAGCAAAAACAATCGACTTTTTATTTGAAGATCCAGAAATCCCTAGTCAAAAATACGCGTTGGTTAGTATCGTAGGTCCACATATGAAACAAAAATGTGACGTTTGGGGTCTAAAAATTAGAGGTACAGCTGATACAATTGATGCAGCAAAAAATTTATGTAAACGTTTACTTAGAATCGATAACAATTATGATATTTATACTGTAGAAGTAGGAAAATTCTTCCCTCTAAACGTTGATCCATTAGAAATCGATAATATCGAATATCAAAACGATCAACTTAATACATTAATTAAAAGTTATTTAGAAAATAAGAGTAATGCTAATGAATTATGGCATAAACGTAAAATTGAAATGATTGAAGAAGCTATTAACGAAGGAAAGAATCAAGCTGAATTTGCTAATAAACCAGAACATCCTATTTCTGTTTTACAGAAAATTCGTAATTACGAAGATGCAATTATTGAAGCAGAAAAATCTTTACAATCATTGAAAGACGATTTAGAAAAAGCACAAGATAAATTTAATAATTACACACAAGACGAAAAGGAATTAGCTTTAAAAGAAATCGATTCTGCTAAAGTTGTAGCAGAAGAACCTAAATCATTTTCAGTAGAAGAAATTCGTGGAGAAATTGAAAAAGAAATTAATAACAAAGAAGCTTCTTGTACAATAGAAACTTCATCTATTGAAGAAACATTAAATAGAGTGAAATTATTAGAAGAAGAATTAGAAGAATTACAATCTTTGAAAAATTCTTTATCATCTTCGAGTACTCCAAAAGTATATAATAAAATACAAAAGACAATTTCCAACATAGAAAGCGAATTAAAAACACTAAAAGCAAAATTAAATGATTCTAATTCAGTTAACGATTACATCAATCACAATTACCAAAATTCACAATATAACTTTGATTAAAAAGTACGTTAATGTAATCTAATATTACATATACTTTTATTATGGACTATCATTTCTCGAGTTTTAAATGAATTTAATTTTAGAAAAATATCTTTCCATTCTTTGTCATTTATTTGATTACAATTACGTAAATATAATATAGAATAGATAGGTAATCTGTCATATTCAAATATAGAATATGTTTCAAATATTTTGTTTTCACTTAAATCAAATCTTACACTTTTATTCATACTATTTGTATTATATATTTATTTTTAAATATATATTATTAATTTATATTAAACATTTTACTCACTTATATCATTTTACTTGTGTCAATTGCATACGGGTTACTTTGTAATTGTGTTTCTAATAATTCTGGTTGTAAACGGTTTATTTTGTCAACTTTTTCGTTATCGTCTCTATATTTAACAATCATACCAATTTGATCTTTTCCTGTTGCAATTACATAATTATGTGTAGTTTTATCTCGTACATTTTCTTGTTCTTTCATTAACATATTACCAGTTAATTTTATATCACCATATGATGTTTTACCAGATGAAACTTGGAAGTTTTGAGGTCCACTTGCCCTAGAACCCATCAATGATTCTTGTTTAGCATCTCTTATAACAGTATTATTAAATCTATCTCTTGATTCTGATTCACTTGTGAACTTTGGATTTGATATATAATTTTTACCAAGATCAGTAAGAATTTCTTTTCCTGTTGTTTTAGCATCATATTTATTTACAACATAACCCATACCACTATTTTTATGAGCAAGTCCTTTATATTTATTATCAACAAAAGTTTCTTTATTAGTTGTTTTTGCTGTAACACTTGACATACCTACATAATATGGAGAGTTTGAACTAACTGTAATAACATTGTTAACATTACCTATATTATCAGTTTTTATTGTAGATTCTTTCAAAGTTGTTTTGGCGTTGTCTTGTAATCGTAATTTTACACCACCAGTTTTTATTGTAGCATTTAACAAATGTGTTCGTTCACTTGTACTTGCTCTTTCTGATTCTGGTATATTAAAACCAGATTTTCCATAATCAGAATCAGAATGAGTCTTTAATGTAGTACCACTCATATTTCTTAAATAATCATTTTCAAAGTTATGTCTCTTTGGATCCTGGAAATACGATGACAATTCATCACTGTTATCAACATTTGTCAAACGTTGTTTACTTTCAACTAGAGATGCATTAAATTGACCACCATAATATTCTGTATTGTAATCTTGTCTAGATGAAGATTTCATATTTTTCGAATAGTCTTCTCTAATTTTTGGAGCTACATATTCACCTGGACCTGCAAAACGATGTTCATTTTCAAAGAATGTATCAGGTCTATTTTTTGATACTTTACCACTTATACCTCTTTCTTCACCCATCTTTCCTGACAAAATACGACTTTTATAAGTTTCCTTGGGTTTATTACCTGGACGTAATTCATTTACATCTTTGTAAGATGGTCTTATATTGTTTTCAAATGTACCAGCTATTGGTGCAGCTATTCTTTCTGGTTCTACAGGTCTTTCATTTTGTCTATATAAAGATGGTATATATCTATCAGTCTCTACTTGAGTTGTAAAAACAGGATTACCATATATATTCTGAGGTTTTGTATCATACAAACTAGCAATTTCCTTTTTATTTTTATACGTAGACGTATTTCCTGTACGACTATCTAGTAAACTTTCATTTGCAAAATTTTCCATATTTTGTTTAACATTACTTCCAAAAAATGGAACCATATTAGCGTGAGTAGTTTCATATTGTTTCCCAGTCAATAAATTTACTCCTTTATTATCTTGCTTACCTAATTCATACCCCACATTAACATTGTCATTGACATTCGTATAGCCAAAACTCTTAAACATCGGACGTTCTTCTACCTGACCACTTGTTTGTTTATTTTCTAATACATTTACCAATCTATTTATGTCATTCAATTCTCCCAATTTTACTGATGATAATTCCATAGTTTGATTAAAAGCATCCTTATTACCAACAACACTGTATGTATTGAACAATGGTGGAATATAACCTGTTTCCGACGCTCGCTCAGCATTTTTATAATTCTGTAAAGATTTATTCAAAATCTCAGCATTCGCTTCGTCAACTACATTTGATGTATAAATATTATCTCCATTTGGTTTGTCAACCTTACCAGTTTCAGATCTTATATTATTGGCAGCACGAGGATTTCTCCCATCTTTATTAAAGAAATATCCAGCCAAAGTTGTTAAACCAATTAATGTTAAATCAATCATATTATATTACAATTTATAAAGAAATAAAGTTTAACAAAATAAACTTTATTAAAAAACATCAATTTATTTCTAGTTACAGAAAAACACACTTTATTCTTTAAACACAAATAACAATTCCCTAAAAAAACATTTTACAAACTTCTTACCAATTATCCTCTAATTATACCCATTGAAGTAATTTTTTAATTACCATCTTATCTAAACTATAAATTTTTTCTTGAACATCTGAAAATGATATAGGCTTGTTAGTAACTTTGTATTGTGCATGTAATTGCCTCAAAGTTCTATAATACATATTATCTTGATCCACTTTCACTGTATGTTTAATATGTGATTCAACATATAATTTATATACAGTCTTTACCAATTTTAACAAAGAAGCCTTGATAAAAGTAAACATAAAGTTGTTTTCTGTATAAAATTGTTCCAATAATATTAAAGACTCTGGCTTGTTCAAAAGTTCCAAGTATCTCATTCTTAATTGAGGTACATTTCCTCTAATTGATTTTACCATTTTATATGTTTCAAAATCGTATTTGAATAAATCCCATTGTTGTTTTTCTAAATTATACACCTTTATCAAAAGACCTCTCTTAAATTTACAATCGTAATTATTGACATCAGATGATAACCTTCTAAATTCATACAAATCCAACATTTTAGGACGTTTAATACCATACACTTTCTTAAACACATTGTTATAATCTTCAATATGTGAATTATTATCAATTCTTGAAACATATACTAACATATTCACATTATGTCTAACAACAATTCTATTTTCACGATGTAACAAAACAAATACATAAGTATAGTTTTTTTCAAGAGTATCCAAGTGCTTTATATCAAAAATCTGCCAAAATAAAGAATCAAAATTTTTACTACTTGACCAATAACTATCATTACCATCAATACATCTAGTTGTAGCCGTACGCCATTTCCCACCATAATAATACAATCTAACAACCGTACCATCTTCACAATATTCAACTCTACAATTATCAGTTTTATCAACCATATCAATAACATTTTCAAAAGAACCTACATCAGTAAATATTCTTTGACACATAGCAATTACATTACCAGTTTCCTTTTCAAAAATCAAACCATTAGTTTGTAATTTCATCTCGCTAATATTGTATTTCTCAATAAGATTTTTAAACTTACTATTATCACCTTCAACAATGTTATCACCTTCAACAATGTTATCACCTTCAACAATGTTATCACCTTCACCTTCAATGACGTCTTGTTCCATAATGACGTCTTGTTCCATAATGTTGTCTTGTTCCATAATGTTGTCTTGTTCCATAATGTTGTCTTGTTCCATAATGTTGTCTTGAACAATGTTGTCTTGAACAATGTTGTCTTGAATTTTTTTTATATATTTTTTTGTATTTTTTTTTGTATTTTTTACACTATCATTTGTATTAGCAAGTAAAAACACTTCTTTACCATCCAATGTTTTTTCCTTTACACAAATACCGAATGATTCACATAATTCTTTAACAGTAACAAAATCGCATTCTTTTACAAATTGACAAATATCAGATACATTAATAATAGACATCTTAAAAAATATTATAATTTATATAATTTACAATATAAATTCAATTTTTTATTAATTTTTAAGATATTTTAATAAATTTGTCAATCGTATTGCCAAGTGTGACTGTCGTTTTTTCTATTTGAGACAATCGATTTCTTGCATCTTCTATACGCTTATCATCTAAATTATATGTTATTTGTTGTGTTTCAGCAAATACATTCTGATTAACACGTTTAACATTCATAATATCTACTTCTTCTATATAATCTTTAGATACGAACATAGGATATTGTATCATTTTGTAAATCTTTTTTTCTTTGAAACTATTTCTAAATTCGTCAATTGATAAAACTCCTCCGAACATTTTTAATGTACATCTTGGTGGAGCTGGTTCTAATTCTGCTTCTAATAATAACGTACCAGTTAGTTTGTTATATAAATATTTTATCAAATGATCTTTTGCACAACTTATTTTACATTCTTTTTTATAAGCAATCATACACGAAAAACTACAAAAAACACCTTTTACTTTAAATTTCTTAATAGAATCACTATATCTTTCTGGTAAACCAATAGGAACTGTATCAAATGAATGACAACACCACCAACAACATACATCAGTATTATGTAACCAATCTTTGTTTTCAACAAATGACTGTAATATTTCAAAATAACCTTTTTTCCTATTATCTACTTGATTTTGTTCTTCATTATTTGGATTATTGTTATTTTCAAATTCGTCAAACACATTCATAACATTGTCATTGTTATCCTTATGAATCATCTCTAATTTGTTAAATAAAAGTATATCTTGATTCTCACGATTTTCTATACATTTTTCATATAAATCTGTCAAATCATTTTCGTTATTCAAAATATCACTCAAAAGAGTATCTTCTTTTTCAACCAAATTCTGATACTCCTTTTGTATTTCATATACATTTTCTATATTCTCATTTTTTAATTTTTCAAAAACCATATTAATAGCATCAAATTTTTCTTTACGTGATTCTGTATCCACGTCTTCTGTATCTTCCGCATCTTCCGCATCTTCCGCATCTACATCTTCAGCATCATTTCCAATATTGTCTTCATCGTTTTCTGCATCTACATTTTCTGAATTATTTTCAAGACTGTTTCCATCGTCTTTTACATCTAAATGTAAAATATAATTATTATTATCTTGTAAAACAGTCGTCAAAGGAATTTTTTTTCTTATAGATGAACTAAAATATTTAACTGCTGCTTTTCTACCACGCTTTTTCTTTTGTTTAACTTCTTCAACTACAACTTCCTTCTTTTTTCTACCACGTTTCTTTTTTTCTTCTGGTTGTTTAGGCAAATCAACCATCTGTGAAATATCTTTTCTAGGTCTACCCTTTTTTCTTTTAATAACCTGATCAGATGAATTTATATTACCTACGGTATCTGTACCTACGATATTTATAACATCTTCATTTTGTGTTTTAACTTCACTCATTTAATTAATTAAGATATCCTATACTTTTTCAATTTTTGTTAATTCAATTTTTATTAATTCAATAAATTTAATTTCTAAATAAATTACAATAATGAGTAATATAGTAGATTTTAACACTGATATAGATGAATGTCCAAGTATATTAGATGTATTAGGATTTTTAAAATTTCCAAACATTAAACCATTGACTTTATCAGAAGACAATCAAGAATTAGGTTCTTTATTTTCACAACAACAAGATACAACAATTACAGATTTATCTTCTACTGAACCACCTACATCAACATTATCAGAAGAATCTGAAAAACCCGAACAACAAGAAACAACAACAGATGAAAATTCAGTATTGTCATCTATTTCTAACACGTTCTCATTAACAGGTAGAGGTTACAAATCAACAAAAAAACCATCATCAAAAAGATCTTCCAAGAAAAGATCTTCAACAAAAAAACCATTAACAAAAAGATCTTCCAAGAAAAGATCTTCAACAAAAAAACCATTAACAAAAAGATCTTCCAAGAAAAGATCTTCAACAAAAAGATCTTCCAAGAAAAAACCATCATCAAAAAAACCATCATCAAAAAGATCTTCCAAGAAAAAACCATCATCAAAAAGATCTTCCAAGAAAAGATCTTCAACAAAAAAACCATCATCAAAAAGATCTTCCAAGAAAAAACCATCTAAAAAAAGACCTTCGAAAAAAAGATCTTCCAAGAAAAAACCATCTAAAAAAAGACCTTCGAAAAAAAGATCTTCCAAGAAAAAACCATCTAAAAAAAGA